ACAGCGTGCCAAACCCCACTAGACGGCGAGCAACACATCGCCATCTGGAACGAACCGAGTACCGGCCAACCCCGGCTATACTGCGTGTTCTGCGGCATGAAAATCATCCGGGGCAACGAACACGATACCCTCAAGCTACAACACGAACTCCGGGAACCCCTGACACCGACTGACGAAGCGTAACCAACACCCCACCGAAGGACACGAAGATGCTCACGTTCAGCAAGGCCAGTGAGTTCATCAGCAAGGGCCGCAAGAAGACGGAGCGGAAGCTGGCGGGTAGCACGGTCGCCCGCATCGTGGACGACAACACCATCGCCGTCAAGCTGTACGACACGGACATCGTTCTCATCCACCGGAACGGGAACTACACCCTCAATACCGGCGGCTGGCGGACCGTCACCACGAAAGAACGGATCAACGAGTACACCCCCGCCCGCCTGTACCAAGAGAAAGGCAACTGGTACATCGGTGACACCGAGTTCACTGAGGGAATGGTGGTCGATTCCACCGGGAAGATCGTCAAGGGCGGCAACGTCCGGGCCGCTAAGAAGCGGACGAAACTCATGGCCGACGTGAAGCGGTACATCAACGGGTTCGCCGCACAAGCCGTCAAGAACGGGGGACTGGAAAAGCCCGGCAGCGGGGATTGCCTCATCTGCCAAATCGGGTGCCAACACCCCCAACAGGACAACCCGGAAAGCCACGTCCTAGACCACATTCGGGAAAACTACTACGTCCCGAGTCTGCTGGTACTGGCTATCCGCCACCGCAACCCGAACGAGTCCGCCGTGCCTATCGTCTGGGGCATCTGCGACCGGGAAGTGAAGGAAGGCAATACCAAGTACCTGAAAACGGTACTCCGGGCATACTTCCGCAAGATCATGCCGAAGCTGACGCAAGCCGTGACACCGACTGTGGCAGCGTAACAACAACACACCCCAACAAAGGGTAACACGATGGGCCGCACGATGCAACGGATTCGGAACAAGCCGGGCAGCACACACCAAGCCCGGCGACACTTCCACAAGTGTTCCCGAATCGGGAACATCATCAAAGTGGAAGCCGTCCGGTACACCGCCATGTTCCTCAGTCAAGACAAAACCCACCGCTACCCGATTACTAACGAAGTCATCCGGGTAACGGGCACACACGGCACCGTCCGACTACACGGCCTCTGCTGGGGCTACGGCGGAACCGGACCGTCCGCCCTCCGGGACTTGCTACTCTTCCTCGGACTAAAGGAAGGGCACGCCCGGCTCGCAGCGTTCAACACCCACCGACGGCAACACTCGCAAATCGGGGTAGACTGGACCCTGGAGTTCAACACGACCGACGGGCTAGGCCGACCGGGGTACGTCGTCCTGACACCGGCCGAAGGGGAGAAGCGGGGCTGGCAACGGTCAGAGGCTCTGGTCGAGCTACCCCCCGTCACCCTACTCGGCAGGGAGTAAGATGGACCCGACGTGCGGCACACTCGCCCGGATGATCTTCAACATGGTGCGGGACGACTACGACCCCCGCCCCACCATCTACCGATGCGTCATGCTCATATCCCCCGAACACCGGCGGGACGTGGCTAAGGCTATGGCCGACGACTTCCGACGCCATAGCCGGGAAGATAAGGAAATCGGTTCCCACGTCATCATCGGCTGGCTCGCCGGTATTAACTGAGGATACGGCTAATAATCACCCGGTTATTAGCCGACCTGACACCGGCTGGTGAGGGGCAGGACAGTAAGCAGCAACCGCCCAAAACGACACGAATTGCCACGATTGTAACTTGACAACCGTTCCGCCCTGGAAGGCCACTGGAAAATGTCAAGTTACAGACGGGATGCTGGCAAGCTGTCAGGAAGGGTAAGATGGGCGGTCTAAGGCCCGCCGACTGTCTCGTTGCCACGCACGCACACGCACGAGAGTTGATTAAGAAACATTACTCAACGTGCTGACACCGGCTGTCGTGGTGTTAAGAAACAACCAACCGGGGTAGAGTAACATGCGTCAAGCGAAGGTGAACCTGTACTCGGTGAACGAACTGACGGGCAAGGCGAAGGACAAGGCAATCGAAGCCGGTCGGGAGTGGCATAACGCCACGTTCGATTCGGCCGAGATGACGGAACAACTGAAGGAGTACGCCCACGAGAAGCACGGCGTCAAGGCCGACGACGTGAACTGGTCGATTTCCTTCAGTCAAGGCGACGGTGTGGCGTTCTACGGCACCATCGACCTAGACGAACTGGCGAAGAAGCACGAGAACGTCAAGAAGCTGGTGGACGCCGCCGCCGAGATCGACGTGACCCTGAGCGTCACCAGTGAGGGGCGGAACAACCGCTATCACCACTGGAACAGCATGAGTGTGACGGCCGAGCATGACACCGGCTATCGGTACAGTGAGAGGTTCGCCGACGACGACGAGACGCCGCTGATGGAGAAGGCGGACAAGCTCGCCACGGAGCTACAGGAAGCGGTCGCCGAGATTCTGAAGGCGGCAAGCCGTGACACCCATAGCTGGGGCGAGAAGTGCGTCCTGGCCGACAGTGAGGATTCGGCCATCGTGGAACTGCTGGAAGAGAACGAGTGGGAGTTCGACGTGAACGGGAAGCCGTTCGGCCACCCGGAAGCGGAGTAGTGTACAAACAACCATCCCCCGGAGCGGCAATCTCCGGGGGATGGTGCGGCAAGTGGCAGAACAGGCAGTCAACGGGGAGTTGACAACTACACTTTAACCGCCAAACGCCCCGTGTCAACTTTTCCCGGAATCTGACACCGGATGTCGGGGAGCAACGACAACCCAAGAGAGGGTCAGACGATGTTCTGGGGCAGCATTCAAGAGCGGGAGCAGTGGGAGTACGAAGCGGGCATGGCGAACGAGTGGCAGAACGCCTTCGCCGTGTCGCAGATGGAACGCAAGCCCGACGACCGGGCGGCGGCTGAGGAACTGGTTTCTCTCGGCCGTTACGTCGTGGTGCGTGAGGGGGTGGTTTTCTGCCCCCGGACCGACGCCAGCATGGGCACCGCCGTCTACATGCTGGGGGACTTCGAGACGCACGACGAAGCCCTGGAGATGGCACGGGAAGAGGGCCGGGACGACGACGGGGATTCGTGGGTGCGGGTGATGACGCCGACGCCGGTAATCCTCAACCCGCCGACCCCGCTAAACCCGTCGGATATCCCGTTCTGACACCGACTGCAAGAGGGCGGGGCAACTTGCCCCGCCTAACCAACTCAAGGTGACTGATGCACGCTTCCAAGCTGGCCGAACTGACTGCCGAAGTGAACGCCGTGAATCTGGCGAACGGGTACGCCAACGAGTTGTTGCCGCCGCTGCTGGAGTTCTTCACCCCGCTGGTCGGGCAGAAGATCGTCAAGGCGGACGGCTCGCTCTTGGCGAAGCTGGAGAGCAAGCTGCCGAAGTTCCCGGCGGTGACGGGTCGGCCGGGGCAACACCCGCACGCCACGGTGATGACCTACCGGCACCGCAGCGACTACTCGCTCGCCTGGACGGTCAAGGTGTGTTGGCCGATCCCGCCGCACACCTGCACCTACTACGAGCGGACGCTGTACGTCGGGGACATGAGCGGCGACGTGCTGAAGGAGATGACGAAGCACCGGGAGCCGTGGAAAACGGACTACACGGTCGAGGCCGCTGTCGCCGCAATCGAGAAGTACGAAGCGGCGAAGAAGGCGGCGGACGACGCCCGTTCGGCGTGCTGGCCGTTCGAGAAGTTCATCCGGTAAGGTGGTGGGAATTTGAGGCGGGGACTTAAACCCGCCTCTTTCCCAACGCAACATAACAAACATTATCGGACGTTGACACCGGCTGGAGCGGCGTAACCTTCACTGAGGACACGAGATGAGCCTGCCAGTACGGGACGACGTGAAGACGGTTCAGTACCACCGTAACCCGACGCCGAGCGAAGTGCGGTTCGGCCACGGGGCCATTCACTACCGGGACTTCCCCAAAGAGGAAGTCATGAAGCCGGACGGCACGCTGAAAAAGTGGTTCGTGGCGAAGGACGACGGGCTGAGGTACTACCGCTGACACCGGCTGTCGAGACGTAACCAACACCCAATAAAGGGACTGACATGAGCGTCCGCTACCGTCGCATCTCGAAGGCTGAGGCCCGCAAGCTGTTCAATCAGGGGAACCACCCGATCTTCCTCTGTCCGTGCAAGTTCCGCCCGGAGGGGCCGTTCAGCATGGCTGCGATGGTAGCGGGGCGTGAGTACCTGGAGAAAGCGAAGGGGTACGAGAAGCACAAGGATAGCCCGGTGTGGGCCGGGACTGTCGAGGCGACGGCGTGGAACCTGATGTACGACAACTGGAAGTTCTACAACGCCACCTACGAAACCGGCTACTACGCCCACTACTACGTCCAAGAGGACGTTGGCTGACACCGGCTGCAAGAGAGCGAACGACACACCCAACCTGGAGAGAGTGATGGCGAAGGCGATCAAGGCGAGCGACAAGCCCCTGGTGCTGACGGCGGTGCGGGGCTACCGCAAGGAGTTGTTCCACAAGGCCCGCAGCGGGGTGTACACCTTCCGGGTGTACGGCAGCGGCAAGGAGTGGTTCATCGCCATCGACACGGGGTCGAAGGTGGTGCGGCTGACGAGCGGCAAGGTGTTCGGCAAGAAGTCCACGGCCATCGGGTTCGTGTTCGCCCGGTACGGCCAGAAGGCCACCGAGTTCCGGGCGGCGGCGAAGCTGGCGGCGTGATACAAGCCCGGCCCGCTACCCGGAGAAACATCGAGAGTCACGGTAGCGGGCCGGGTGAGTGACACCGGCTGAAGGGGTGTGAGTGAGACACACCCCTTCACTGAGGCCAGCATGTTCCGCAAGTTCCAGACGCTAGTGCCGGACGGCAAGTATCTCAAGCACGTTTACGACGTGCCGAAGGAGGCCGGGTTCTACGTCCTGAAGTACAAGGAAGGGCACGAAGAACGGGTCTACCTGGACACGCCGAAGCATCACCACAGCGAAGTCTACAGCTACCCGGCGACGTACTTCAACTACCGAGACAAGCCGGACTGCGGGATGGACATGGGCCAGTATGTGTGGGTGAACAGCTACACCACGCACGGCCCGGTCGAGTGGCGTCGGATGGAACCGAAGGAGGCGTTAGAGTTCTCCTGTGCCCTGTTCCGGTTCGGTCGTCCGTCGTGGGCACATCCGCACGGCCGCAAACCGCTGACTCTGGCAGACGTGACACCGGCTGAAGTGGCGTAACGAACACCAACCCAAGAGAGGGGACGACGATGAGCCGGAGCTACAACGCTTTCAACCACAAGGCTTGGGCTGAGGCGGGGCTGAAGGACTACGGGGACTTCGCCGACATGGTGGAGTTCGTGAACCAGACGGAGTACGGCGACGGGCAGTTGGAAGGCGAGTGGTACTACTGCGACGACGAAACCCGGACGATCTACACCGGGACGTTCGGCAACTACAACTCGCCGGGGGCGGACAGCTACACCAACGCCGACGTGTACGACGAGGACGAGATCGACGAGTACAACGCCGAAAAGGCGAAGCTCGAAGCTCAGGACGAGTACAGCGACGAGCAGCACGAAATCTGGGACGCCGAAGACGAAGAGGGTGAGGACGGCGACGAGGACGGTGACACCGGCAGTGAGTGGGCAGAGAGGCCGATGGGACCGTAACCAAGAGGGGCTACGATGCGGGTGTTAGCGAAGACGTTCGGCTGGTTGCTCGTGAGCGGTGCGATCATCTTCACGAGCAACCTGTACAGCGGAGTGGAGTGGAGAACCGCCCTTTACGGGGCGGCGGTGGCGAAGATCGGGACGACCATCGCCTACTTCCTGTACGAAGTCGCCTTCGAGAAGGGTTGGAAGAAGAAGGTGACACCGACTGTCGAGACGTAACGACAACCCAAGAGAGGGAAGACGATGGGCAAGATGGTGCTGAAGGCCGGGACCAAGCGGGCCATCCACGTCTACACGAAGGTGCTGGTGGAGCGGATGAAGGAGGACAAGGGCCAGATGCTCTGGCTCGTCCGCTCCTCGCTCCACGACTACAAGAAGGCGATCATCTGTCGCCGGGTGGAGTGGAACGGGCCGTGCAGCGGTGAGGACTTGTTCGGCAAGGCGTTGCCGGGCACGGGTGGGCGGGGCGTGGCGATCCTGTTCACTGAGGCCGAGTTGACCCTGCACTTCGACGGGGACAAGGCCGAGATCATCGACATGGACGACGACGCCAAGCCCGCCGAGAAGAAGCCCGAACCGCCGCCGGTGGTGGTGAAGGTGGAGAAGCCCGATCCCCGCCCGGTTCGGCCGGGGGTGCGGATCATCAACCGGCGGACGCTTCAGCCGGTTGGTTAACAGCAAACTGAGGGGAGCGGGGGCCGTCCCCCGCTCTCTGACACCGACTGTCGTGGTGTGGTGGTGAGTCGAGTACCGGGGCGAATGAAAGCCCCAAACCCAACCTGAGAGGGATTCGCATGAGCAGCAACGCCGTGGCCGGGAAGTACGTCAACGTCCGCATCGAGGGGGCGACCGACGCCGACGTGTTCGCCGCCGCCGACCAGATGGGGGTGTGGACCCCGCCGAACGTCAAGGTGTACGACAAGCGGGACAACACCGGGGTGTTCATCTACGGCCGGAAGTACCTCGCCCAGACGGCGACGGTGCCCGCCCCGGCCCCGCAGCGGGTGCAGCCCCGGACGGTGAGCCGCCAGCGGCCCCCGGTCGTCCACGCCCCGACGGGCCGGGGCTACATCGACGACGCCGACGAGCGGGAGTGGGAGAACGCCACGGGGCGGGACGGCCGACCGGCCTTCTGACACCAACTGGTGAGGGGCGGGGAGATGATCCCCGCCCCTTCTTCTTTCACTGAGGACACACATGCGTCGGATGCTGCTGGTTGGTGCGGTGCTGGGGCTGGCGAGCATGGGCCGGGCGGATGACAAGATCGTGGTGAAGGACAACAAGGGCACGACGATCATCATCAACGGGCCGGTGATCGTGAGCGGCAACAACAACATCGTGCAAATCGGCTCGGGCAACAAGGTGATCGTGAACAGCCCCGGAGCGGTGCAGAAGGGCACGAAGAATGCCCCGTCCCGTGCTGGCTCCGTGTCAAAGCCGTGTGACGAGCAGGCCCAACGGCACGAGCAGCAGGTCGCCGCCTGGATGGCGATGATGGGCAAGCGGTGACACCCCCTGACGAGGCGTCCTAGAACCCCCGGAGATCGAGAGCGTGGCAGGCAAGACGAAGACCAACAAGGTTCATTACATCCCGTCGTCGGAAGTGTTCGACGGCCGTCCGTTCGCCAAGCAGGCGTTGGAGGACAGCGGGCTGTACACCTACGGCGAGAATGACATCTCGCTGGTGAGCCGTGACAAGCTTATCGAAGGACTCGAAGGGCTGGACATCGAGGACGACGACGTGCAAGAAGAGGTAGACGGGGCTGTCGAGTACCTGCAAGGACTGCCCGCAACGATCTACATCGACCTTGAGGACATGTGACACCGGCTGTCGAAGCGTAACGAAGACCACAACACACTACCCAAGAGAGGGGCGACGATGAACAAGATGCCGAAGATCAGCAGCTACGGCCCGTACAGCGGCAACTACGGGACGCACTGCATGCAGGTGGAGATCGGGAGCGTCACGCTGTACTTCAGCTACCAGACGCTCATCGCCTTCAGCACCCCGGAGGGCCGGGTGGTGAGCAAGAACTGCTGGGGGCCGACGACCGGGAAGCACCTGAACAGCATCGACGGGGGCGACAAGAAGTCCCGGCTGGACCGGGACGAGTTCGAGGCCAAGTGGAAGGAAGTCGCCGAGCGGTTCAACGTCGAACCCGCCCTGACCATCTGACACCATCTGTAACCGGGGCGGGGAATCACCCCCGCCCCTCAACCCTGGAGAGATGAACGTGTTCCCGGCTGTCACCGAAGCGACTCACAAGGAACTGGCCCAACTACGCTACGCCCAGAAGGTAGCGGGGGCGTGGCTCGCAAACGAAGTCGCCGATACCGACCACTACGGGCGGCGTAAGTCGGTGGTGGAGATGAGCAAGGCCGACAAGCGGGCGAAGAAGCTACAGAAGAAGCTCGCCCGACGGGCAGCCTGACACCGACCGCTAGGGGGCGAGGACGACTCGCCCCCTTCACTCACTGAGGCGACGATGGAAAGCCACTACGAGATCAACGTCAGCAAGTGCGAGAACCCCGGCACGAAGATCGGGACGCCCCGCTACAAACACTTCTTCGCCACGGCCCCCCGCAGCATCAAGAGCAAGCACGAGTTGCGGGTGTTGCTCGACGAGTTCAAGGCGAAGTTCCCGGAACCCGAGTACCTGATTACGGCGACGTACAACGAGTGCATCGGGTACAGCGTGGACACGAGCGACGAGCGGCTGACGGTGGACAAGTCCTGACACCGGCTGTCGGGGCACCAACGAGGACAACCGATGAGCTTCCTGACCAAGCGGGCCGACAGCTACGCCAAAGTCGCCGAGAACTACCGGCGGCTCGAAGGGGTGTGCATCAAGTTCGGGCTGGTGCCCAAGAGCGGCGACCTGTTCACTGAGGAAAGCTGGCCGATCCCCGTCCATGAGGACGACCGGCCGCTGGAATACTGGCCGAGTGAACGGGTGGGCAGCGTGCTGTTGACGAAGCCGGGCACGTTCCCGGAACACGTCGCAGCGGTGCGGGTGAACGCTGACGGCTACTACGGCCACGTCATCGGGGCGGGTGGCAATCACGACCTGTACGCAAGCGACCTGGAGCATCTGCTGCAACGGGCCGGGCTGACACCGGCTGCCGGGGTGTAACCAAGAGGACAACGAGATGCCAGTGATCGTGAAGTACGACAACGGGTTCGACACGAAGCTGCTCAAGGCTGACAAGCTCGAAGCTCTGGTCAGCCAGCACGGTTCGCCGACGTTCGACACGGCACGCAACCTGTGGGTGTTCGCCGACGGCACCACCTACCTGTTCAAGAACCCGTTCCCCGGCGACCGGCGGACCGTGACCGGGTTCTCGGTGGTGCCCTGGACGGACGGCGACCGTGACCTGCGAGAGAAGCTGAGCCGCCCCGACCCGATCCGGCGGTGCTGCTGGTGCCGCTGCTACCACTACAACTGACACCGGCTGCTGAGGCGTGGAGGACAGCATGGTAAACGCAAGAGACGGGCCGGGTTGAGTGACGGTCGTCATTCAACAATACTCTGTGTGGGAGACTGAGCATGACCCGTGCAAGGCCACCGCCGGTATAACTCAACCTGTCGCATACCGGATTCGCACCGAAGGCAACCTGCGAGCCACGAACCCACCGGAAAGGAGCGTGTACCATGAAGCGGTCGTAACCCTTACCTCATGATGATCGGCCGGGGCGGGGAGGAGACTAACCCGCCCCCTTCTGACACCGACTGTCGAAGCGTAACAACACCAGAGGACGGGACGATGGACACGAGCAAGCTGAGCGGCTGGCAGCGTCAGGTTCGGCAGAACATCCGCAACGCCTTCCTCACCGCCACCCGTGCGGAGTTGGAGAAGGCGTTGAGCAACTACCCCGATGACTTCAGTAAGGAGTGCATCCGGGAGATCATCGCCGAGTGCGATGCGGCCGGGGTGGACAATGCCGGTAAGCGGCCTGCCTGACACCGGCTGTCGGGGTGTGAGACGGACAACCCAAGAGAGGGAAGACGATGCAGATTGTCAACGGCAAGCTCGTGCTGGGCAAGAAGAACTGCAACTGCGGCGACGGCACCGTGTCCACCCGAGTGACCTGCAAGTCGTGCAACGGCAGCGGGCGGGGCAAGCGGGGCGGGGCGAGGGGGTGCAAACCGTGCTACGGCAACGGCACCACCTACGACCACGACAAGCGGAGCGTGTGCCCGCAGTGCAACGGCAACTTCAAGGATCACGACGACGAAGATACCTGCGACTACCTTCCCGCCGGGGTGTTCGCCGGGTTCACCTTCCGGGTCTACTACGGCGGGCAGATGACCATCGGTGAGGCGTTGATGGGGCTGGGCTGTGTGTTCTCGTGTGGCGACTACGGGGCCGCATGGAAGGAACGCAACGACGAGAAGTTGATCGCCGACGTGCGACAGCACAGCGGGGTGCAAGCCACGAAGGTTGTCGATAAGGACAACAACGTGGCCGACCACATCGGGATTTTCGTGACGCCGAGCGGGTACACGGTGAAGCCGGTGTTCGTGACACCGGCTGTCGGGGTGTGATAGGGACGGACAACGGGGGCGAGCAACACCGCTCGCCCCTCACCTTCACTGAGGCGACGATGACCCCGACGAAGCACAACATCATCATCGACGGCGACGTTTCGGCGAGCGACCTGATCGACTCGTGGAACAACGGGAACAAGAGCTACGTTCTGGACAAGTTGGAGAACGACCACGCCGGGCTGACGGCTCTGGTTCTCGTGAGCGGGGCGACCGACAAGCGGCTGAGTCTCGCCGCCTGCAACGAGATCACCAACAAGCTGATCGACCGGCGGCGGGAGATGATGCTTCGGGCCGAGCGGTGACACCGGCTGTCGTCGTGTAACCAAGAGGACACGACGATGGTCAAGCTCAACGCTCGCACCCGGATGTTGGTCAACGACGCTCTGCACGACATGTGCAAGCGTCGTCACCGCTCGATCCCCCTGTCCGACATCACTTCGCTGCTCGCCACCCACGGGCTGAAGATTGAGGAATGTATCCTCACCGGCCGGGTCGGCAACGCACAGATTGACGTGCTGACCACCGACGGGCAGGACGTGAATAGCTGGCTGGTGCTGTCGTGGATGAAGGGCGACATCGACCACCAGTGGGAAGTGAACGCCTACCTGTCCTGACACCGGCTGCTAGGGGGCGAGGAAGACACTCGCCCCCTTCACTGAGGACAACGCTCATGACGATTCAGGCTCCCGCCCCGTTCCACGACGGCACGTTCGTCCTGCACAAGATCGAACTCAACGGGCACAAGTATTCCGCATGGTTCGGCAAGGACGGGGTTGTGTTCTCGGCCGAGCGGTTCAGCCGGGACAATCAGAAGACGTTCAACGTCCCGCTCAACCGTCAGAAGAACGTGGCCGAGCAGTTGACCAAGATCGGCAAGCGGTACACGGGCCGCTGACACCGGCTGTCGAAGTGTAAGAAACCCACACACTGAGGACGAACGATGTACGCTCTGCTCGCCGAGTTCCGCCGGGGCAACAAGTACAACATCACCCTCAAGACGGGCAACGACGTGGCGAAGCTGGCCGACCTGGGGTGGATCGTGTTCGACGACCCGGCGGTGCTGGTCGCCGAGATGGAGAGCGGCAAGAAGATGCTCAACATGAAGTACGAGAAACGGGAGCAGATCATCGCCTACCTCCGGGCGATGACACCGGCTGTGGCGGTGTAAGGCAACCCAAGAGAGGGACGACGATGGCCTACCGCCTGACGCTGACGAAGGGTGAGCGGGATGCGATTGACTGGATCGGTCATCGCTACCGCCACGGCGACGAGTTCTATCGCCTGCTGATGGAATGCACGGCGACCCCGGACGACGCCGATTGGGACGACGAGCGGGATATCGAGTACACGATCCCCGAACACGTCGCCTGGACGATGGGCGAGATCATCGACGAAGGGCTGGACTGCTTCGCCGACGAACTGTGCAGCAAGCTCCGGGCCTTCCGCAACCGCATCGTGTGACACCGGCTGCTAGGGGGCGAGGACAACCCTCGCCCCTCACCTTCACCGAGAGAAGACATGAACCGCACCCCGAGCATCCTGTCCGGCCTCCGCACCGCCACCGTCGCCCCGGTCGCCCCGGTCAACGTGAGCCACAAGCGGGTTGACCTGTTCAACAGCATGTGCAACGGCACCGAGATCACGATCATGTCCCGGCCCGACGGCAAGTACCACACGGGCATCGTGACCAGCATCGCCCGTGAGGACGGCAGCGGGTACAAGTTCCTGGTCCGCCTGCACAACAGCCCGACGATCCACTACGTCGTGATGATGTGACACCGGCTGACGGGGCGTAACGATCACCCGCACTGAGGACACGACGATGGCGAAGAAGATGCACACGACGGCCCCCATCAAGGACAAGGGGGCCGAGTTGTTCGCTCCGATCAAGCTCAGCGTTGGGCTGGGCCGGGTCGGGCACCAGCAGCACACCGGCGGCACCGGGTTCCACAACAGCCGGAAGCGGGCTGGCAACCGCTCGCAGCAGACCCGCAAGGCGGTCGCCGAGTACGCCTGACACCGCCTGTGGTGGTGTAAGAAACCCAAGAGAGGGATGCAGATGAGTCGTGAACGCTCGCTGGTTCGTGCGATCCGTGAAGTCAAGGTGCGGAAGCACCACCGTGACCTTGCCAAGCTGATCGCCGACCAGATGGACCCCGAGAACGTCGGGATCGACGGCCGACCGATCTACCGCAACGTCCACGTCGCTCGCCGCCACCTGCTGATCGACTGGCAGAAGTCGTTCCGCAAGCGTCGGTGCCGACGGTGTGCCCGGCGAGTCGCCAAGTGCGAACTCCGGGCTGCGTGACACCGGCTGTAGGGGTGTGAGAGGGGCGGGCGAGTGACCCGCCCCTGACCTGCGACCTTCACTGAGGACACGACACATGGCGACCCGGCTCTACCCGCACACGAAGAACACCGTCATCATCGAGAAGCTGCTGGGCGTGCCCGAAGGCACGGCCCTCCGGCACGCCGCCCTCAACGAGCCGTTCAAGCAGGCGAAGGCCAAGCTCAACGAGGGGTTCGCCGACCTGACGCTGGAGCAGCAGGCCGAGCGGCGGCGGGAGTACATGCGACTGGACGAGGCCGAGTGGGACGCCAACAACTCCAGCGAGGAGATCGCCAAGTACGACGGGTTCTTAACCTTCGGGTGGGGCCGGGTGGTGCATCGGCACTGCTCCGAGCCGAGCGGCTACACCAACGACCCGGTGCTGGTCGCCCAAATCCTCCGGGCACAGGGGGTGACGCTCCCGCCCGACGTGAAGATCGAAGACCTGGAAGGGCTGGGGTGGTGCTGACACCGGCTGTAGGGGTGTGAGAGGGGCGGACGAGTGAGCCGCCCCCACACCCAAGAGAGGGAACACGATGGCGACCCGCAACCGCTGGAACAAGTGGAACATCCGGGCCAAGCTGAAGACCGACTTCAAGTGGTGCCGCCGGGCACTGATCGTGCTGTACCAGCGGCAGACCGCTGACGAGCAGTCGGCCACCCGGACCAAGCACGACAACGACCGGGGCTTCAACCAGCCCGACGCCCGGCGGGGCAGCGAACTCGCCCGCAAGGCCATGACGCCGGTGCTGTTCGAGCCGTGGGAAGTGATCGAGGCCCGCAAGCTCCTGATGAAGTACGCCGGGCAACTCGCCCGGATCGCCAACGAGAAGGAGCGGGCGGCGAAGGCCCGGCCGGTGACGGTGTGACACCGGCTGAGGGGGTGTGAGAGAGACGGACAACGGGGCGGGTGAGTGACCCGCCCCTCACCTTCACTGAGGACAGACGACGATGCCGACCTTCGGACTCAAGCACAACATCGGCAGCAACACGACCACCGCCGGGAAGTTCGACAGCAGCGGCCTGACCTACCTCGGCATGCTGAGCGGTGAGAAGGAGATCAAGTGGACGACGATGACCCTGGCGGCGGGCATCTACCACATGTACACGAACGGCAGCGAGATGTACCTGTTCCCGGAGCAGTGACACCGGCTGAGGGGGTGTGAGAGAGGGGCGGGCGAGTGACCCGCCCCCTTCACTAAGGAGCATCGCACATGTCGAAGTACAACGTCCGCCGCCTGAACCACCTGCTCGCCAAGCACACCGCCTTCCGCTCGCTCGCCGACCTGCTCACGAGCGTGGCCGGTGGCTACACCCCGACGATCATCTGCCGCACCTGCCAGCACGGCGAACTCGTCCGCCTGCTCCGGGACAACGGGGTGGCTGTCCGGGTCTGACACCGGCTGAGGGGGTGTAACGAGGACACAACGGAGGACGCAAGACATGGCGACGAAGACCAAGACGGCCACGGTCCCGACGACGACGGTGCTGGACGAGACGAAGGCCGGTCGCAAGCGGGCGACGAAGGCCAAGCCGGTGACGGGTCACACCGGCAAGCAGAAGATGGCCCTGGTGCTGGGCGGGGCCGCAACGTTCGTCCTGGCCCTGAGCGTCTGGGAAGTGACGACGGCCCTGACGACGCTCACGAAGATGCCCCTGGTGATCGCCGCACTGATGGCGGTGGGGATCGACGTGGTGATGGTGCTGTGCGAGATGGCGGTGATCGCCGCCCCCGACACGGACGCCGCCCGGTGGGGTAAGCGGTACGTCGGAACGACGGTCGGCCTCAGCATGTTACTCAACGGGCTGGCCGCTACGCAGCACGCCGAGGGGATGTGGTGGCTGCTCGCTGCCCCGGTCGGTGCGATCATGCCGGTGCTGGTCTACATGGCCTTCCGGGTGGCGGGCAGCCTGTACGTTAACAAGTGACACCCTGCGAGTTGAGTAACAACAGCCCGCACTCGGCGGGCTGTTGCATTTTTTGTTTCTAAACAATTTCGGGCCGATGTTACAAAAAAAGTACCCAGGGGCAGGCTGCCCTGCGGATACCGCACCACCCTTTCTTTATATGTCGAAGTCCAAAAATTCCGCCGCCCAGGATTTTACCCCCGGCCGCTTAGGACTCGTTATTAACCGTACTTAGGACATGGCTGAGACAGACAACAAGCGGACGGTTGCCGCAACCTTATTCAACTGGAAAGCTGCTGACTACCCCGATCAGGCCGAACCCGGCCAGACGTGGCGGATTGCGGAGGGGCATTTGGGCTTCGCTTGCCCCGGCTGTGGCCGGTGGGGAGCGATCCGGGTGGGAAGTCCGAAGCCTGCCGAAAGCCCGTCCTGGGGCATCCTAGAAGGTTCTACGGACGATCCGACGACGTTATCCCTGACGCCCTCGATCAACTGCGTGGGGTGTTGTGGCTGGCACGGGTATTTGACGAAGGGTATTTACAGGTCTTGCTAATAGATAAGACATGTCACTGAACCCCGTAGAAATCGAATTCCGCAAGCCGGGCAGCTTCGGCTACAACCAAGCCCTCGCCCGTTTGCTCGGCGACTCCTTCCGCCCCAACCAGATTAGCAATTCGTTGCCACAAGTCTTGAACGGGGCGGGAGGCGGTGGAGGAGGCGGTGGAAACCCGTTCTTCAGTAACTTCGTGGCGACCTATGACTTGCCGAACGGGATCGCCCATCTGACGTGGGAGAATCCGACGACGCCCATCGACGGGTTGCGACTGGAGTGCAGCGACTCGACCGAGTACCAGACGACGGACTACTCGGACACGAGTCTGACTTCGCTCGACATCCCGATCAACCTAAACGTGTACGACAGCAACTCGCTCACTTGGCACCTGTGCAGTCTGGTGGGCGGCGATCTCGGGACTTGCATTGACAGCGAGATGTTCTTCGCCCCGGCCCCAGAGTTCGTGAAGGCGGGGTACGACCCGGATTCGTTTGCTATTAACATCGGGTGGACGTACCCGATTGACACGTCGTATGTGAAGTATTGGGAAATCCGGGAGGACTCGCTGTTCTACAACCAGCAGGTGTTCTCGGGGACGTTCGCCTCCTTCTCGGCGGACCCGCAGTGGGTCGGGCAGACGCTCAACTTCTACGTCATTGCGTACATGGCTTCGGGCCGCATCCTGTACAGTCAGCCGGGCTTCGCCAACCCTGTGACCCTGGGCAGCCTGAACCCGGTGGTGCTGGGGGTAGAGGCCCACTGGAACCCGGACACGGGCAACGCCGACCTGTCGTGGCTGGACATGCGGAATTACGGCACGTTCGACGAGTACGAGTTGAGTTCCAACACCGACGGCCACTACGTCAACCAGACGACGCCGAAAGACCAGACTTCGTTGAGCATCCCGCTGAACATCTCCGACTACACGAGCCAGATGATAATCTGGACGTTCAAGACGCTGACGACGGGCAACGGGTTCAGCGGGGACGCCTTCGCCTACATGTACTGGACGCCGCAGATTCAAAACCTGACGGCCAACTTCGTCGAGGGGGACGGCACCTACATCCAGTTGAACTGGAGTTACCCGTACACCGACGTGTCGCTGATCGACCACCTGCACGTTACGGAAACGACGTTCGGGATCGAGTTCGACATCACGGACCTGAACAGCACCGGGTACGCCCTGAACTTCGACGAGGCGTGGCGTAACAGCACGATGAACTTCCAAATCCAGTCCATCGGGACGACGCCGGGCTGGGTGAGCGACTACGCCGTGGCGTCGGTCAGCATCCCGCCTGCTAATATCAACTACGGCAACAACCCCGGCATTATTAACAGCCTGACGCTGGAGGAGAACACCCCGGCTCAGTTGTCCTCCATCTCGCCGCACTCGGTCGTGATGGACGGGTTCAACCTGATTGCGATCACGTTCAACGACCAGGGGTTGTTCAACAAGCGGGGTTCGATAGCGTTGTGGTTCAACGCCGCCACGATGGGCGACATCTTCGGGTACGGGTTGTTCAGCACGGCGTACAATGCGAGCGGCGGTATCAACCTGGGGCTGACGAGCAGCGGCGACATCGTGTACGGACAGGCGGTGGGCGAGTTGATGGTGACTTACGACTACGACGGGTTGGACTTGTTGTCCAACTGGCACCACGTCGTCCTGACGTGGGATCAGTTCAACGTCGAGGGGACGAATTTCAACACCTACAACCTGTTCATCGACGGGGTGCAGGTGGTCAGCGACGGGCAGGTGATCGGCGAGGTTGAGCTTGAGAACAACTTCCCGGTGATCGGGGCGGCGAGCGGCGGGCTGAGCGTCTTCCAGGGGAACATCGATCAGGTCATCTACTCGATGAACACGTTCTACGGGGCGCAGGTGACGGACATCTACAACGGGTCGTTCGTGCCGGGGAACGAGGAGCGGGTGGTGTACACGTTCGAGGGCGACCAGGACGGGGCGAATCAGATCATCGACCACTCCGTCAACTACAGTCCGCCGAGCTAAAACAAAACAGCCCAGGATTTCTCCTGGGCTGTTTGCGGGGGCAAGACGGTTTCCCGTCGCCGATCCACCACCCAATGAGACAGCATTGGGACTGCACACGCATCTTATTACGAACTCGGCCGGTGTCAAGTCACTTCGAGGCCGAGATGTTCATTTCTTTGGCCTTAAGCTCCGTAAGAAATTTGATGAGCCGGTCAACGTCGGCCGCACCTGCTTCCGTGCTAGAGTACCGGGTCATCTGGACGAGTTCCTGAATGACGGCCCAGCCGAGGGACGAGAGCGGGCTGTCGGGGGAACCCAGGAAGGTGTTGGTCTTGATCGGGACTTCGAGGACGGTCCGGCCGTTGTGCTTCACCCCCGTGGAGTAGAGGCGGATGAAGACCTTTACGTCTTCGGCTTGTTGCAAGGCGGGACTGGATTGCGTGGACATCCGTGTCTCCTGTTTGTGACGAAAAGCGTGTCGTGAATGGCGACGACGCAGTGGATTATCATACCGACAACCCAGAGGGCCATCAAGCCCATGAAGATGAAGAACAGCCCCGTCATGACGAGTGCGGCGGGCATCGCCATGAGCAGGGCGATGGAGAAGACGAACTCAGCCATCCTTCTTAACCCACTTCCCGTTCACCCAATTCCCCATCTCCCACCGGCCCTCGACCCGCCGCACCCGGAAGAGGCAGTATTTACGAGGAAGGAAGGCGGCGTACTTGGGGGTGCCGCTTCGGGGGTCGTTGAACTTGCGGATTTGGCAGCCGTCGAACACGGTGCTGGTGAAGAGGCTGGGCTTCCCGGCGGCGACCCACTCCTGGTGGACCGCTGTCGTGATCTCCCGCACCCGCTTGCCCCGGAAGACGGCGATCTCGTCTTCCTCGTCGTTCAGTAAAGAGATGAAGTCGGCCTTGCAGGTTTCCGGGTGGTCACGGCCCTTCTTCCATTCGGTGCCGTCCCGGTTCTCGTACAGGTCTTGCAGCAGGTCGCCCTTGCCGCTCTTTTGGTTCGGGTCACGGGCCTTCATTTGCCACGACGCCCGATCCCTCCAGCCGTCGATTCCCAGGAGGATGTCTTCCTCCTGGGAGGCTTTCTCAATGCCCAGGGCCGAGCGGACCACCCGCTCCCGCCGCTCGGCCCCGTCGGCGATGCGTTCTTCTATGTCTTTGTCGGCGGTGAATTCAGCCATCCGTGGCCGTCCTTCCTTCAGATTGGGTTGTGTGAGGCCGAGAACTCCGTGGAGGGCGGCGGAATGACGAGGGCGTTCAGCTTCTCTTCCGCCTCCCGCTTCCAGGCTTCGATCTGGGCGGGGTCTTTACTGATGGGCGAGCAGACTTTGGCGTAGGTGGAGTCTTCGTAGGTGGCGAAGGCGTGTGCCCCGGCGTTCTTCATCTTCCGTCGGATGATGAAGTCCACGCCCTGAAGCTCGTCGAGGGCGGATGTCGGCCGCTTGTAGCGGGTCCACCACCGCTTGAGGCGAGCGAGGAAGTGCCACCACTTCGGCTCGGGGGGAGGGCAGGGGTGCGTGACCCACCCCTCAAGGATGGTCTGGTAGAGCCACTTGGAGGCGGCGAGGATGCGGACTCCCTGTTCCGGGTGTGCCCGGTCGATCATGGCGATGAAGTGCTTCTCGATGGGCCGGAGGGCACGGGCGAACTCGTTGTAGTCCCGCCGGGACTTCTCGGTGGCGGCGTTCTCGGCGTCCTTGTAGAAGACGTTCCGCAGGTCGCAGATGGGGCAGGGGATTTTGTTCTTGAAGGCGGTGCAGGAGTATTGTTTGTTTTTGAGGGTGTGGATGGAGTGGGAGACGGGCTGGACCGGGATGAAGCGGACGACGGCGGGACTGTTGTTGTCGATGGTGAAGATCATGTATGGAGTCCTTATTCGCCCCTGGGGCGATTGGGGTGATTCCGTTGTTACGTTAAGGGTCGGCTGCGGGCGGTTTTGTTAGTAGGTTATTGGTCTGGTGTCCCTCCATCAGTTAGAGGTTCATGAAAACCGGATCACGGAGTTCGACGGGGATTTCGACCTTGTGGAGAACGGTGAAGTCTTTGATGAACAACTTCCTCACGTCCATTTCCACAATCGAGTCCTTCTTTTGTGGCGGGGTGTTCTCCTGGTTCAAGCTCGTCTCGGTCGCCACGAACATGATGTGCGGGCGTTGGCTGCTGAAGCCGATGACGGCCTGGAAGTCGCCTTCGGGAGCTTTCCAGAGGACGTGCATGCCAGACTTGTGCATCGACTTCAGCCAGTCCACTTGTTCGTCTTGCATTAGTGCAACTCTCCGTGTCAGCCCCGTGTCTTTCTCGTGTGCGTCTTACACTTGAGCGATGACGGGGGTGTGAGGAGTAACATACCTCGTGTATGTCTTGCCGTCAACCGTCCGCCGCAGCCGGACCCGCTTGCGGTCCTTCGTGGTGTCCATGTGGGCCTCGCTCCACACGATCTTGCTGTTTGGGAGCGAAAAGGCGGTGGTCTTGGTGTGGCCCAGGGCGACCTTAACCGCCGTTGAGTTCACGGATGAAGTTGCTGATGGAGTCGTCGGGGTCGTAATCGTCGGCATCGTCACGAACATGTCCATCGGGAGTCTCCTTTCGCATTTCGCACATGATCCGGTAGAACTCGTCCCACGCCTTGTCCTGCCGGTGTTCAGACGAGGCGTTGTTACAGAAGCCGTTCTTGTCGAAGCTGGCGATGACGTAGCCCTCGCCGCCGGGGAACTTCTTGTAGTCTTCCTCCCGGACCAGGATCAGGGCTTCCGCCCCGTGGAAGAAGTTGGCGAGCCGGTCGCCGAGGCCGATGTGCTGGATTTCCAGGTCGGCGTTGTACTTGTACTTCATGGCTTCCCTACGGCGTAAGCCCTCCAGGGGAACGACCAGCCAATCTCGCCGTGCCACCAGAGGATGTGGTAGTAGAACCGCCCCGGCCGCTTCTTGATGCAGAGGCCGGTGGACTCCCGGCTGACCGTGACCCGGAGCGAGTGTCCGTAATAGTAGAACCACGTTCCCGGATTGAATAGGGTGGACATCGTGGCCTTCATCAATCCCCAGAACCAGTTGACTTGGACGTGTTCGCCGCCACGGTAGACCGTCTTGGTACGGAGGCCGCTGAGCAGCACGGTGCGAACGCTGTCGTCGCAGGGGGTCTTCTTGTAGAGCCAGCGGAACATTTCAGAACTCCATCGCCGGGCCGCACAGGGAGCGGCGGTTCGTGTCCGGGTGAATGACTTCGATCCACTCCTGCCGCTCAACGCTCTTGTCGAGCAAGCGGTTCGGCAGCTTCGCCCCTTCGGCCCGGCCGAACTCTTCTGCCTCGTCTTGGGTCGGGAAGTGAGCGACGTAGATGTCCGGCCCGTGGTTCCAGGTCTTGATGACGATGTAGAAGCCTTGCTTTCGTAAAGCCTGGATGTCCACCGATTGTCCTCGCTATTAGTCTACATACTGGTATGACTCTGCCATGCCAATTTTTCCGCTGCAAAAAGAGCGGCTACATCTATTGCGTCGAGGGCAAGATACGCACGGCACCCTCGGACCGCCGTGCGTATCTTGCCGCCGTAACGGTCTGCCAACTGTTCACGCCAAGTCCGGTTCGTGGCGTTGGCGGCTCGTATCGTACTGGCCGAGGCGGTGCGGTCCTTGCGGGGTCGGCTAATGTCTCCATTGTACCAGGAGATGCGGGGGATGTAATCTCGGAAGTGGCACTCGGCGGTGGGGAGGTTTCAGGACAGGCGTTAAGAACTGTTAACTACCGCCTCACTCCGACGGGTGGTGAGTTGGCGGCTGGGCAGGCGTTAAGAACTGTTAACTATCGAATCACTCCGACGGGCGGCGGGTTGGTGGCGGGTCAGGCTCCGAACTCCGTGGATTCGGCAAGTTCGGCTCCGGCGTTGACTGGCTTCAGTGTATCTCAGTTGCCGCAGGACGGTAGCGGGTTCGAGTACACCTGGGACGTGGTGCCCGGCTGGTACATGCACTTCCAGCCGAAACTCAACGGCGTGGACTTCTTTGATGAGTATGCGATTTGGGACGACACGACGGTGCCGCCCGTCTCTGACAGTTGGGGAGAGGAAATCTCGCCTGGGAACTTTGGCCCTGGGGACTTCGTGTATGGAAATACCTATTACTTCCGTGCCCGCAACCAGGACACGTCTTACAGTCCGCCGTCGCCGACTCAGTTCAGCCCGTGGGTGGACTACAGCTTTGTTTGCAACACCGTCCCGGACTTCGTTCGTGGCTTCGGTGTGACGAACCAGACTACCCAGCAGATATTCCGGTTGGACTGGACGACGGCTCAACCGAACCTGACGATCAACATCTACCTGGAAGTTAACGGGGGTGGGTTCAATCAAATCCTTTCGGTGCCCGGCACCAAGCCGATTGACTATGATGCCGGTGCGCCTTTCTTGGTCGGCACGACGTTGCGGTTCGAGGCCGAGTTCACTGACGGCGTAACAACCAGCAGCTTCCGTAACGGCCAGACCATCACCGTTACTTAACCCTGAGTCCTGACCGTTCGGGCTTGCTCAACCAGCCCATGCCGTCGAGTAGGCAGGCGGTGTGCCGGATGCTCTCGGCCACCTTCGTGTCGTGTTGGGCGTCGAGGACGAGGTTGCAGAGGATGTTGGCGAGTTCGCCTTTGCGTGCCGCTTCCTCCAGCTTGATGCCGAACAGAAGCTCGATCTCGTTCATGGTTTGCAGGATGCGGGGAGTGTACGACATAGCATCTCCAGGTGAAGGTACTCACGATGACCAACGCACTGCTTCTCAGGATCGGGCTGCTCCCACTGCATCCCGACCTGCCCGCCAGGGATTGAGTGACACCCGATGGGGATGTCCTTGCTTCCGCCGCCGTTCTCGATTGTCTCTACCCATTCGCCGCTGCCGTCGTACAACGGGGACTCTCGGTTGAAGGGGCAGGTCTTACACATGGCTCGTTCAGACACAGCACTTGCTCCGGGTTGGGGAACTCGGACTCCAGTTGCTCGGTGTACCGCTGGTAGCCGTCCGCAGTCGGGTCGTACTTCCGCTGCACCTGGACGTGTAGGTGTGGGAACCAGTTGCCGTTGTGCGGGTAGCTGCCGACTTCGCCGAGCATGTGCCCCTTCTCGTAGCTGCGACCGACGAAGCCGTAGGCGTTCCACAGGTGGGCGAAGGTGACGAACAGGGTGCCCGTCTCGAAGGTGCCCATCTGGAAGATCATGCGGGTGCCCCAGCCGCCGGTGCGGTCCGGGTCTTCTTCCATTAAGATGAGGCGTCCCGGACCGGGTAGGTAGACGGGCGTGTCGGGCGGGACGTTGTAGTCCACGCCGACGTGGATCGTGTGGCCGGGCTTTTGGTAGTGACCCCGCCAGAGCCACATCCGGTCTTCCATCCAGCCGCCGTAGGAGAAGTCGATCCCGTCACGGGCGTGGAGTCCCTTGACCCAGGTTTCACAGGTCTTGGGATCGAGGAGTGGGTTGGTGAACAGGTTGGTGTTCTGCTGCGACTCTTCGTCGAGGTTCAGGTGCTTCCACTTGCGGTCTTTGTACTGAGGGAACAGTAGGTGGTGCAGCATCATTACCTCGTGTCAAGTTACGTCAAGTTACATTTTACCCGCTGACTCGTCGGCCGTAATTTGAGGCACCGACTCGGAGTAGGATTTCCCGGTAGACCTTCGTCCAGTCGGGGCGGGTGTTCTCTTTGAGGAAGGCGTCGAGGCCAAAGCCGTACTGTTTACAGAGGGCCACGCAGTCTTGGCGGGTCTTGGGTTGGGTCTTGCTCATGCCCTTATATATCGGGCACGTCGGGGTTGTCTAATGTGGGCAACGGCCCCTTACCGCTGAGTAAGCGGTAGAGGCCGTAGAAGTAGTATACCGCCTGGAAGCCGATTGTAACGAGGAGCGGCAGCAGATTGCCGTCGAGGGAGGCGAGCCAAGCGGACCAGGGGAACGGCATCACTGGCCCCAGAGCTTCGTGTCTTGGTGGACAAAGCCGTCGGTCACGATGACGCTGAGGTTCACGTCATCGTCCTTCGTCGTGTCCACCACGTTCAGGCCGAACGAGCGGAGGACGGCGTTGAACTTGTCGATGATGGCGAGGGCGTCATCGTCGTAGTTGATAATAATCTTGTGTGCTTGAGCCACTGTAGTTCCTCATGCGTAGCGGCTCGGTCTGGTTGGCACCGAGCCAGGACTTTGCGACAATGATGAACGTCCACACGAACATCACGATGCAGAGGATCGGCCAGACGAGCAGCCAGTCGTTGAAGTCCATGTTCGCTCTCCTGAAAGGGCGAAACTTGTTCTACCACCGGCTGCCGTCTGGGGCAAGTTATTTCTTGTGTTTGCAGCCCGGCAGGTGGCCCTGCAAGAACAGGTTCGGGCACTTGCACTCGTCCGTGGCGTCGGCGATCTGCTCGATGGCGGCGATGCCACGAGTGTCGATGGTCACTTCGCCGAGGACTTCCACGTCCTTCCCCTTGTAGCCCTCGCAGTAGTCGATGATGACCGTCGGCGACTTGCTGCGGTCCGCCCGGCCGACCATCTGTGCGATATCGGCCTGGGTCGGTTCGACGTGCTTGCCGTCGATGATGTTCAACCCCTTCTCCAGCGGAATCTTCGTCTTCAGGGCTTCGGCCGGGACCACCTTCGTCGGGCTGTTCGCCGGGTAGTGTTCCGGCATGACGATGGGCTGCACGCCGGGCGGCAGGTTCGTCAGTTCGCCGAACTTGACATCGTGCCACTTCACGACCGGCTCGGCCAGGATGTCGTACATCGACCCGGCGGCTTCCGGCTTGTTCTTCAGGAACTCGTCGAAGACCGGGAAGCCGGTGTGCGACTTCCTCTCGATGACGCCATCATCCTTGCCCTTCCAGGTCATGAGTCGGGTGATGTCGCCCATGACGACTCGGGCGTGGCCCGGCCCGTCGGTGAACTCCACGAGGATGTCGCCGCCCAGGAATTCCTTTGTGATCTTACCCTTCCGGTCCTTGTACTCCATGCCGTCGGCGAAGTACGTTACTTCGTCGTTCAGCTTCGGCATGTTCGGCCGGTTGGTGATCGCCAGCTTGAAGGCGTCAAACCCGCACGGTTCTTCGTGAGCGGCTTGGTTGTCGAGCATCACGAACACCCAATCGTCCTTCTTCTTGCCGACGCTGACGACGGTGCCCTCCTGCCCCTTGCTCGACCCGTGCCGCAGGATCACCCGGTCGTATCGCTGGAACTCCGTCGCTACAGGGAGTTTCGTAACTTGACATTCGTGACAAGTTACGGACTTCATCATGTAGTTGCAGAGGTTGATGGCGAACCGCTTCGGGCCGAAGGCGGGCCACGTCTTGCCGTCGTCGATGGCGGCGATCTGGCCGTGTTCGCCCTTGTGTTCGCCGTTGAGGATTTCGACGTAATCCCCGACGGCGTAGAGGTTACGTTCCCTGATCTCCCCGCCTCGCAGCTTCTCCATGTACTCCAGGCTGGCGGGAAGCGGCTCCTGCATCAGCTTGACGGTTCGCATGTACTCCTTCTTCATCACCGGATGGATGCCTTCACTGACGCCGTGCATGACCCGGAACTGCTGGCTTTCCGGGGACGGCTTGACGCAGGTGACGGTCTTGGCTTCCGGGATGTCCAGAAGGTCGGCCATGTCGGCACACGCCTTCTGCATCGCCTCCTTGCGTGCCTCCGTGGCCTTCTTCATATAGATGCTGTCGCCTTCGTGGAAGACGAAGTATTCCTGCGGTTCCAGGGGGTTCGGCTTGGTGAAGAGATTGCAGATGGTCAGCCACGCCTCTTCGATGCGGAACGGCCATGCGTCCTTGCCGCTGTGAATGGAGAGGGCGGTGAACTGCCGCTTGTACGCCTCGATCTTCTTCTCTTGCTTCTTGCAGATCGCCTTGCGGATGGCGTCACATTGTTCTTCGAGGAAGCCGACTTCGACGAGCATCTGGTTGGCTTCGGCGACTTCCTTCGTCCGCTCCATCACCTTGTCCATGACGCCGAGGCGGTGCCGCAGGGTTTCCCGGCCTGCGATGGGCGGGAGGAAGCGGATGGTCTGCCCCTTCAGGTTGTTGATGTCGAACATCTTCTTGTCAACGACCTTGCCGTCTTCACCAATGACAGTGGGTTCGGCGACGGCATCGGCAGCCTCGACGGCTTCGCCGTAGGCCCGCTTGATGTCGGACATGGGGATGCTGGTTGTTTTCTTGGGGTCGTCGTTCATGTATGTCTCCCGGTGAGCGTTGAGCCAGAGGGCACGAGCCGCAGCGTATGAGTAGTGAGTCATGTGCGGTACTTGGCGTACTTCTTCTGGATGTAGGGGTCGTGCGGGAACTCTTCGAGCATCCTCAGCCCGGCCCGCCTGTCCAAGCGGTGTAACAGGAAGCAGGCCGGGGTGAGGAGTGCGACGACGGCGAGGAAGTAGAGGATCGGGAGGAAGCTGAGCTTGACGATGGACAACATCAGCACGAAGCCGATGACGAGCCAGCCGTTCAGGTTCGGTCCTTCCACGATCTTCATGACTCACTCGCTTTCGTAGTTCACGGCTTCAACCTCGAACGGGGCTTGGTGGTAGCCGTAGTGCAGAACTTGTTCCAGGTAGAGGGCCAGGAACGTCATCATGTCGCCCACCCTTTCGACCTGAAGGACGTGCCCGAGTTCGTGGCGAATGAGCCGGGGCGTTTCGTGTCCTTCAGTAATCAGGATGCCGTACCCGAGGGTAAGTCCGGCAGCCATCTCGATGTCGAGCAGGTCTTTACTCAGTAGCTCCAGCCCTTCCGGCGGTGGGGGCATCTGTGCTACAGTTAGCACACGAACGAGATCGGGGCGTAGGATTCCGATTTTGGACGCAAACGCAGTCTCGTCCGGGGTGAGTTCTCTGCCGTGGGCGAGGACGTTGGCTCGGTTGGCCTCGGCCCAGGGTATGACGGCAGGCAGAATCTCACTCAGCGGCAGCGGGTTCGACGGCATCGGTCTTCTCCTCCACAGTGGCGTCCGGGGGAGCGGTTGTGGGCGTGGGGGTGGCGGCGGGCTTGTCCTCTTTGCCCGAGGACAATTCTACCAACCAACCGATCTTGTTGCCGCTGAACTTGGCCGGAATGTTGGTCGGCAGGGTGGCGAGCTTGGTGATCTCGCTCCACGGGATGACCGGGAGCTTCCGCTTGCCCTTGTGGAAGGCGACACCGGCCTCGGACACGGTGACGCACACGTCACCCTTGCACCCGTTGATGTCTTCGACCGTCAGTTCCCGCACAACGGGCTTGGTGAGCTTGGTTGCCATTTCTCTCCTCGTGTGGTTAGTGCCGTCTAGGCAGGGTTAAGATACAGCCCACTCCCGCTGGTGTCAAATCAAACCGCCCGGTTCAGGGCTGACCTGAATGGGTTTTCGTCACAAACAACACCCGCTGAGGCTAGATATTAGGAGTTCGTATTGGAGAAACAAATGCGGGATTTCAATGAGTTCCTTATCGAGAACGACCAGCGGGTGTTCAACGAGATTTTCGGCAAGATCGCCGGTGCCCTGGGGATGGGCGGGCCGGAGTGGGTCGGCTACCTGAAGAAGCTGTCGGCCACCCCGGAGGGTCCGGTCGCCCAGCAGATGCTCAAGATGTTCACTAAAGGCGTGGACCCGAAGGATTACATGTGGGTCAAGCAGAATCAGAACGACGTGTTCCGCTTCCTCCAGAAGCACCGGAACAACCTGGAAGGGATGGGTGTGAACGTAGACGGGTTGATTAAGAAGCTGGGAATCTACGACCCGACCGACTTGGCGATCAAGCAGTCCGGCAATGCTGGCTGGCTCGGCAACCGGAACGTTTCGGCTCACGACAACCACGCCACGGCGAACGTCAAGAGCCTTCGCTAAAACCCGTCTCTCTTCCAATTCACCTTTGGCCTACAAGTCCTCTCCCAGAAGTACCAACACGTCCGGGCGAGGGCTTGTATGTTTTCCGGCAGTTCTTCGAGCAGGAAGCGGATGTGGTTGATGAGGGTGCAGGGCCACTCCTGGCAAATCTCCTCGTTCCGCAGGTAGCAGATCAGGACGCCGGGGGTGACGGGTTCGTATTCACCAAAGTCATTCGCCCAGATCGGGCTGTCGTGCTGGATGGGGTCTTCGACGCCGCCCCAGATCGACCGAACGAGTAGTTGTTCGGGGGTGGTCAGGTCGCAGGAAAAGTCGGGGTGGATCGCTGTGCGCATACCAGGGGCCGTAAGGTGAAAGACAACAGATCATAGTAAAGACTAAATCTCTATCTGTTATAATAGAGAGCGCCCGGTAGGGCGCAGCCTCGACTATGACCCATGCACTCAGTAAAGTGCGCATGGCGTCGTACTTCCACAGTCAAGTGGTTTTAAGTAGCTGTTGTGTTTGGGTTTCCAAACCTTCTCCGCTGCACGCTACCCCGATTGACTAGGCGTGCATTTACGGCATTAAGGGGTGCGGAGTCGGAATACCTCCACCCGGCGATTGGGTCTGAGTCGTCTGGTTACAACTACCCTGGTCCCCGAAGGGTCGCTAAGGTTTTTCTTCGCCCACCCCCTGGCGGCTACTCGGCCGGGGCTTCGGGCGCACAGTTCCCAGACATCTTAAACAACAAATCGGCCCCGTCAACACTACTTTCAAAATATGCTGACCCAACTCACCGAAAACCACGTTGACGCCGTTCTGGGCATCTGCCAGCAGTGCTACCCCAACCCCGAGTATTGGGAGACTCGCACCAACGTCATGACTAAGCTGCACAACTACTCGCCGGGCTGCATCGGGTGGGAGGAGGACGGCAAGCTCGTCGCTTACTACCTGTTCTGGCCGTGGAACAAGGTCCGCTCCTACCCGCTCGACCGGGAGGACTGCTGGCTCAACAACCAGCAGCCGACGGTCATGTACAGCCACGACATCTGCATACTTCCATCATACCGTGGAAAAGGAATTGCGCAAGAGCTTTTGTCAAGTTACGAAACCCAGGCGAGGGAACTCGGCCTGCGGGTCGGCGTAGGTACTGCCGTGCGTGGGACTTGGGTGTTGTGGAAGAGATGGGGCTGGGAGCCGGTCGAGCGGGTGAACTACGGCCCGGAAGAGGCGTGGCTAATTTTGAAGTTTCTCTCTTGACTTCTTGTTACGCTTCTGGTTTATTACACAACTCAAGTTGAAAGTAACGAAACACAAGGAAGTGTAACATGGCAAAGCTGAACCAGATCATCGCCGTCGTCAACGGCAAGAAGACCAAGACCCAGAAGCAGGTCACGGACGTTTACCACAACCTCCAGAAGCCGACCTTGTTCGAGGGCATCTCCCGGACCTACCGCCCGTCCGACGAGGACGGCGAGACGTTCCCGCCGGAAAAGAAGCTCGTTCAGTACAAGGTGCAGGACGCCGTTCGGGAAGTCCGTGAGGCTCTTACGGAACTCTGGGACGTGACCGCAACCCAGGATTGGGCGAACTGCAAGGCCGTCGCCGACGTGAAGGTGGACGGGAAGGTTCTGTTGCTCAAGGTGCCGGTGACTCACCTGCTGTTCCTTGAGAAGCAGTTGACCGACCTGCACACGTTCGTGTCCAAGCTGCCGACGCTCGACTCGGCCGAAAAGTGGAACTTCTCCCAGGAGGCCGACGCCTTCCAGTCCGAGGAGTCCCGCACGAACAAGACCAAGAAGGTCATGCGGAACCACGTCAAGGCTGCGGCCACGGACAAGCACCCGGCCCAGGTCGATGTCTATACTGAGGACGTGAAGGTGGGCGAGTGGGCCACGATCAAGTTCTCGGGTGCGATCCAGGTCAAGAAGAAGAACGAGATGCTGGAGCGGGTCGCCAAGCTCCAAGAGGCGGTCAAGTTCGCCCGTGAAGAGGCGAACAACCTTGAGGTCGAAAACCAGTCCGTCGCCGCCCCGGTGCTGGACTTCGTGTTCGGCAAGTAAGGCCAGAACAAAATTTGTGACCCAAAAACACCCCAGCCGTTGACCCTTGTCCGGCTGGGGTGTATCGTTATGAGAACACTCGATGACTATCTCGCCCCCGCCATAACGCACTTTGGGTTCCGAAGATGTGGGATGTTTTCACGGATGTCTCTGGGTTCGTTCCTCGCCGAGTCTGCGGTGCCTGGACGAACGAGTTGATCGCACTGCATAACGTCTCTGACATTCTGATCGGGGTTTCATATCTCCTCATCCCCCTGTTCATCTGGAAATTCGTCCGGGCGAAACCGGGGATGAAGTTCTCCCTGATCTTCTACGCCTTCTGTGACTTCATCGTGTCGTGCGGCCTGACACACTTCATGGATGTGGCCCTCTTCTACTGGCCCAACTACAGGCTGGCCGGGATCATCAAGCTGGTCTGCGGGGTTGTTTCCTTCAGTACAGTCATCCTGCTGTTCAGAATGTACCCACTCGCCGTCAAGATGATCCAGACGCCGAGGGAGATACGGGAGAGGACCGAGACGCTATCCCAGAAGAACGACGCCCTGGAGAAGCAGAACGGGCATCTTGTCTTCGAACAAAAAGCGAAGGACGACTTCCTGGCGATCCTCGGCCACGAACTCCGCAACCCACTCGCCGCCGTTTTCAACGCAAAACAACTTCTGGAACGGGACTCGGCCAAGAGCCGGGAACTCGGGATGAAGATACTGGAGAACCAGATCGACCACCTGAACCGGCTGGTGGACGACATCATCAACGTCGCTCGTGCCGTCCAGGGTCGGCTGGAGTTGAGGCAGGACAAAACGTGTGCCCGTCAGATCATCGAGCGGGCGATGGAACTCGCCGCAGCCACCATCAAGAAGCACAAGTGCGTGGTGAGTGTCGAACAACCGCCGGAAGACCTGTGCTTTGTTGCCGATGAGATGCGCATGGCTCAGGTTGTGAGCAACCTGCTTACCAATGCTGCGAAGTATGGGCACGAAGGCGGCAAAATCGAAGTTACTGTTACCTGCGAGGGTGGTATACTCCACCTATCAGTTCGAGATTACGGCATCGGCATCGGGCCGGAGAAGCTGGACACCATCTTCGGACTCTGTGTCCGAACGGAACGTGCTGCCAAGAAGGCGGACGGTATGGGCGTCGGACTGGCGATGGTCCGGGCGATTGTCGAGCTTCATGGCGGTCATGTCAGTGCTAAGAGCAACGGCGTCGAGCAAGGGGCTGAGTTCCTGGTCACGATACCAATCACGGAGGTAGCATGAACATCGTCCTTGTAGAAGACCACGACGACATCGCCGACTCCAGCATGATGCTTCTCGATATGCTCGGGCATCAAGTCACGAGGGTGAAGACGGGCCTGGAAGCTGTGGAGTTGGCGAAGTCGGTGGTGCCTGACTGCTTCATCGTGGACATTGGCCTTCCCGACATCCCCGGCACCGAGGTTTGTAAGCGAATCCGCTGCCAGCCCGCTCATTACAAAACGCTGATGGTGGCGGTGAGCGGCTACGACATCAGCAACGAGGCGAAGGAGATCGGCTTCGATCAGGCGTTCAAGAAACCCGTCGATTACACCCGTCTCTTCCCGGCCGTCACGAACTAAACGAAAGAACCCCCGGTGATGCCGGGGGTTCTTCCTTTTGGGAACTCCGCTTACCGCCTGCTGCCCTGGTAGCGACGGCGGCGGGGTTGCTGCTCCTGCTCGTCGTCACCGCCTCGGCTGCGGTTGCTGGAGCGACGGCCGTTGTTGTCGTTCTCCTCGTCGTCCTCGTTGCGGCGGGAGCGGCGGTTGTCCTGCTCGTCGTCCTGCTGGCGGCGACGGCCCTGCTGCTGGCCGTTCTCGCTGCGGCCGTACCGCTGCTGCCACGTCTCCCGCCCGCCCCGGACGAAGTTCCCGTCGTCGTCCTTGCGGCGGCGGCTGTGGGCACCCGTCTCCGGGTCGGCCTCTTGTTCCTCTTGCTGCTGCTGCCGCCGCTGCTCGTACCGCTGTTCGTCGTCCGAGATCGTCTCGTCGATCTCGTTGCCGAACTTGCGAACCCTCCCCCGCCCGTCGTAGCCGTGCCGCATGTGGCGGGCGTCGGACAGGGCTTCCGTCTCGTTCTCCTTCAGGCGGCGGTCGTTCTCCTCGTCCCGGACCCGGCCCCGGCCGTCGTAGCCGTTGCGCATCTCACGGGCGTCCTTGATGGCCTGCGTCTCGTGGCCCTTGAGCCGGTGGTCCCACTGGTCATCTTCTTCCCGATCCTGGGAACGGGACTGCCCACGGTTGGAGGACGCCGCCCGACGCTGCTGTTGCCCTTCGTCCTGCTGGCGGCTGCGGGACTGGTTGCCGCCCTGGTTGCGGCTGGTGCCCCGCCGCTGGTGGTCCCGCTCCATCTCCTCCATCATCTCGTAGGTGTCCTCGAAGCACTCCTGCACTTCGGTGACGCCCTCGAAGTCCACGTCCGGGAAGTTGTCGAGGATGTCGAGGATTTCGTCCGGGGCACGGTTGTCCTGGGCGATCTCGAACAGGTCTTCCGTGCCACAGGGGTACTTGGCACCCCGGAGGTAGCGTTGGAGTTCGATGGGGGAGATGCCCGACTTGCCCTTGCTGCGAGTTGCCATGCCTTGCTCCTAGAGAGGTTTGCTGGGCGGGCGACGAGGAAAAGGTGTTGCAGCTACCGTGCCAGTACACCATTTGTTCCCGAGAAGTAAAATCCGCCTCTCCGTCAAAATGAGCAGCGAACTTCCCACTTTGGGGACGGGAATTTCTATTCCAAAACAAACCCCGTTTTGTTAATCTACACGTCGGTCCTCTTACACCACAAAGGCAGGGACGCCAATGAACCCGACGGACGTTGACTACTTGAAGATGGCCTACGAAGCGGCACGCCGCAGCCCCGACCCCTCCACCCAGAACGGGGCCGTGATCCCCTACGAGGCGTGCGGCCAGATCAATGCCCTCAGTGCATGCAACGAGTTCCCGGAGAACGTGGAGTTGACTGAGGAAAGGCTGGTCCGCCCCCTGAAGTACAACTTCATCGAACACGCCGAGCGGAACGTGATCTACCTCGGAGCCAAGTACGGCATCGCCCTGGCCGGGAAGACGATGTACGTCCCGTGGTTCGCCTGCTCGGACTGTGCCCGTGGGATCATCTGTTCGGGAATCAAGCGGGTGTGCGGCCACAAGCGGATGCTCGACGCCACCCCGCCCCACTGGAAAGAGTCCATCGCCCACGCCATGACCATGCTGAAAGAGGCGGGCATCGAGATGGACTTGATCGAGGAGAAGCTGAACATCGAACCCATCAAGTTCAACGGCGAACTGTGGGTGCCTTAATAATCGGTTAATAACGCAGGAAAGAAATCTCGGCCGGGCCAGGGTAGCCCGGCCGTCTTTTTTCTACATACTGGTAGGCCACCAACCAGTGAGAGGAGTATGCTTCGTGAAACCTTCAAAGCCAACCGCAAGTGGATTCTCTTCACCTACACGGTAATGCTCGCCGAGTTCGCCCTGTTCGCCATGATGCCCTGGCTGTTGGGGATGGCGGTGGACGGGCTGCTCGAAAAGAACCACAACAACTTCTACCTGTACGGCGGGTTGAGCGTGGTGGGCCTCGTGGTCGGCATCCTACGCCGCCAGATGGACACCCGAGTGTTCATGGGGATTTGGAAGAGGCAGGCCGTCGAAACGATTGACGGGATGCAGAAGCGGGAGGTAGAGGGGGCGAGAATTATTAGCCGCTACCGGCTGGTGGGCACATTCGCAGACTTCTTCGAGACGACCGTCCCGACTGCCGTTGGGGCGGTCGTTGACATTGGTGTGGCCTTCTTCATGCTGTTCGCCGCCCTGGAGTGGGGCGGGCTGGTGCCCTTCCTGACGGCCCTGGTGGCGATGGTGGTGTACTATCTCGTAGCGAAGCGTATTCTGGTTATCGACCGGACCCTGCAAAAACTTAAGGAAAAAACCGATGAAAAAATCCTTGAATCCGGGGAGAGCGTGGAGCCGGAGTTCGATGGGATGCGGAAGGAGTGGGTCCGTCGGAGCGATATGGAGGCACTGTCCTGGGGGTTGAACGATCTCTTCTGGGTGGTCTGTGAAGTGTTCACGGTGTACTGGTTGCTGGACGGCGGGGAGAGCGTGGGCACGGTGATGGCGGCGATTGTGTATGTGGACCGCCTGTTCAGCCGGACGAGCATGCTGGCCGGGTACTTCAACCACCAGCAGGAGATCAAGATGGTCAAGGAAGTGCTGGAAGAGGACTAATATAACAGGATGGAGCGGTTTGCGAACAATCTCAGAACTACCGTCAATCAGATCGGCGGCATCAACAATAGCTCGAACCCGGTGACTTTCACCGTGGCCGATGCTACCGGGTTCCCGTCGTCCGGCAACTTCCGAATCATCATCGACAGCGAGATCATGCTGGTGACTTCCGTCTCCGGCAACAACTTCACCGCCACCCGTGCCCAGGAGGGGACGGTGATCGCCAAGCACGACCACACCGCCCCGGTCTACCACCTGTTCACTGCGGGGGCGTTGACGGCGGCTTGCTCGGATACCGTCCAGAGCGGGCAGTACGCCCAACTCCCGGCCAGCCCCGAGCGGGGGCGACTGTACGTCCCGAACAACGACCAGGACTGGCAGGTGGGTCAGGCGTCGGGGTGGATGCCGGTCGGGCCGATGATTAAGATGACGTACCCGGACAACAGCCTGTACTCCTGGGTGAACCAGGGCAGTACGACGATCACGCAGAACGGGCACCACATCATCATGACCGGGGATAACCACACGTTCGGCACCCGGTACGCCCGGATGAAGACGGCCCTGACGCCGCCGTTCCGGTACACGCTGATCTTCACCGCCAACGTCGAGAACATCTTCACCCGGAACTCGGCCTGTGGGATTATCCAGCGGGAGTCCAGTACCGGGAAGTGTATTACCATCGAGCAGTCCTACGGGGTGAACTTCCTGCGGTTCGGCGTGTTGTATTTCAACACCGTCACGAGCTTTAACAGCATGCTCTACGGGTGGACGGATTACCCGCACCCGAAGTTCATGCGGTTCCTCCAGGTTCACGACGACGGGACGAACGTGAACTACAACCTGTCCTACGACGGCATCTTCTACGAAACCATCTACAGCCGGGGGCGGACGACCCTGATTACGGCCGACCAGATCGGCTTTGAACTCGGGGAAACGGTGGACGGCCTGAACAAGATGATCGTCTGGAGTATCGAAGAGGGCTAATGGAAAGATTCACTAATAATGCGTTCACGACCCTGGCCGGTGCCATCGACGAGAGTACGACCCCCGTCACCTTCGCCGTCGCCAGTGCGTCCGCATTTCCCACGGCAGGCAACTTCCGCATTGTGGTTGATAGTGAAATCCTCCTGGTGACTTCCGTCTCGGGGAACAACTTCACTGCGACGAGGGGTGCGGAAGGCAGCCCGATCCAGGCCCATGCGGTCGGGGCCGGGGTGCGGCACGTCTTCACTGCGGGGGTGTTGACACAAGTCCTCGCCGACAACATCACCACCGGGCCGTATGCGAGTCTGCCGTCCTCTGCGGGGCGAGCGGGCCGGATGTACGTTCCGACCGACGAATATGTGGTTATGGTGAGCGACGGGTCGAACTGGCTTCGGTACGGCCCCATCTATCCGGTGACACGGCCGAACTTCTCCGGGGCGACTCAGGTTAACTTCTCGGGCACGACGTACAGCCAGACGGCGTTCGGTGCCCAGATTGTCCAGGTGGGCGGGGCTGGAGGTACGAGGCGTGGGGTGTTCAAGAGTACGATCACCGCCCCGTACAAGATCACCATGATTTACAGTCAGACGGGTTCGCTGCCGGGGGATACCCGGACGGCGGGTTTGGCTATCCGGGATTCGGCGACCGGGAAGTTGGTCACGTTCGAGATAGCGATGGCGTTCGGGGCTTGCGGCGTTCACCAGTGGAACTCGCCCACGTCGTTCAACAACTCACCGCTGGGCTGGGGTTCGATTGAGTACACGGCGGGGTGGATCAAGTTCCTCCAGATTCACGACGACGGGACGAACCACAGGTTCAACTTCTCGGCGGACGGTATTTATTGGGACACGCTTTACACCCAGAGCAAGACGGCGTGGCTGGCAACCCCCGACCAGTACGGGTTCATTGTGGGCGAGGGGTCGGCGACGACGAACGTCCTGAGCTTTAAGGAGGAGAGTGCGTAATGGCCGTTGAAGTGTTTGGTAACAACGCAGTCTCGTACCTGACGGCTGCCCTGGATAGCTCGACCGACCCGGCACCGATCTCCGTTCACAACGGTTCGGTGTTCCCGAGGAGTGGGAACTTTCGCATCCAGATCGACAGTGAAATCCTCCTGGTGACATCCGTCTCCGGGAACACGTTCACCGCCAGCCGTGCCCAGGAGGGGACGCAGATCGTCGCTCACGAGAACGGATCGACCGTCAAGCACATCTTCACGGCCGGAGGATTGAATAAGGCGTTGGACGAGTCCGTTGTCGTCAGCAGCTACTCTGCCTTGCCGTCTGCCGGGAGGGCGGGACGGGTTGCCTTCACTAGCGACGACCGGGTGATGTTGTTCAGTGACGGGTCGAACTGGTTGCCTTATGGCCCGTTCACCCGGTTCTACCCGCCGGTGCTGTCGGACTTAACCTGGGTCAACCAGGGGGCGTCGAGAACGGCTACCCAGCTTGGCACGGTGTTCAACATAAACAGCACGTTGCCGAACGGCAGTTCGAACCGAGGGGGTTTGGTGAAGACGGCCCTCACGCCCCCGTTCAAGCTGACGATCTGCTACACCATTAACAAGCGGGTGATGGCCGAGAGCTTCTTTTCGGGCGGGATCATGGAGTACGAGTCGTCGTCCGGGAAGTTCATCACCTGGGAGCAGGGCACGTTCAACTTCATCAACATCGGGGTTCACACCTGGAACAACGGCACTTCGTTCGCCGGGACGATCTACGGGTGGGCACCCTACGACGAGCCGACGTACCTGCGGTTCATGCAGATTCACGACGACGGGGCGAACGTGAACTACAACTTCAGCTACGACGGGATCGGCTGGTACACGCAGTACAGCCGTGCCCGGACGAGCTTCATCAACGCCGACAAGTACGGGGTGATGCTGTCCGAGGGGCAGGGGAGCGTCACCGTCTTCAGTTTCAAGGAAGAGTCGGCCTAAGCGTTAGTAAATGAATTACTAAATCCCCCTGGCGGAAGCGGGGCGAAAACGCTATTCTATTTCTGAACCCTTTCGAAAGGAAAACACCACATGGCGAAACAATCCAAGATTCTGTTGCCCGAAGGCGTAGAAGATAAGGTCGAAGATCAGGAACAGACCCAGGACGAGGAGAACGTCAAGGAAGTCGAGATCAACTACCCGGCCACCGAGCGGGACGAAGAGTGTTTCTTCCTCATGTACCACATGGGCATGGCCCCGTCCGAAGCCTATGCCCTGAAGGACGATCACCGCCGCTGGCTGATGGCCCGGTTCATCGGGCAGAAGCAGATGGAGCGGGAGATGGTGGAGCGGAACCGCCTCGCACAAGCGGTCATGGCTAACCCGCAAGGGCCACCGGCCGGTATGGGCATACCCAATCTCAGGGTGCAACGGTAATGTAGGTCTTCGGGAGGATTTCGGTCGCCCGTAGAAGAACCTTCATGTAGTCCGAGGACTTGCCGAACATCGAGTCCACCCGGTAGTCCTCGCCCGAGCAGTTCCCGTCGTGGCCCCAGGCCAGCAGGAAGTGTTCGTTATCCACGTTGTAGTATTGGCCGTCGGCCGGGTCCGAGAAGATCATCTGCTTCTCGGTGTAGCCGATGGCGACCATGTAGTGCCAAGTTTTCTTCCCGGACCGGACGAGTACGATCACCGGCCGGTCCTGGGATACCTCGTATTTCAACTCGTCGAAGTTGTCGTTCTTTAACGTGGCCCGGATGCCGTGCTGCTTCAGCACCCGGACGATGTAGTCCGGGGCGGTCATGCCCACTTCGTCGCCGCCGGTGCCGAACCAGTGGGTCTTGGTCATCTGCTTGACCTGCTCGATGGTCACGTCCTGCCCGTAGTGGCGTAACACCATCGCCGTGCTGGTCGGGCCGCAGGTGATGCTGTCGGGCTGTTGTGCGGTCGGGAAGTTCGGGATGGCGTGGGCGGGCGGGTAGTCGAAGTGTTCCGGTATAGAACCGACGATTACAGCCATGACGAACAGCACGGCCCCGAACAGGCCGAGCCATTTCTTTTTGATGGTAATCATGTTCTCCTCCTCATGAAGAACGTTTTCTGTAGTTATTCTTATTTTCCTCCTTTCCGGTGTTGACATTCTGTAAGAAGCGGCTATACTGAGGGGCAGAGTGCAAGCTAAAGGTGAATCTCAAGCTAACCTGCTTGGCAATCAGTGTTGGTTCGAATCCAACTCCCGCTACTTCGCCCAAACGAGTACATAGCGGGATACCCCAATGGCAGAGGGTAAGCCGGGCTATCTCAGCCACAGACTATCACTCTAAGCTAAAAGATTGGCAGGTGTTCCCTTAATCGAGTGCCAGTGTTTACAACCCTGAGATGCGTGTTCGAATCACGCCTCCCTCGCTCTCGCCCAAACTACTTACGAGGGAGTGGTCATAATGGAAATGGTACAGGGTAGATAGATTGAATAACTGGCTTAAACGGATACAGTAAGGGGACTCGCAGTAATTGTACCATGCCGTTTTCACTACTAATGAAAATTCTCGGGCCAGGGGGCGGGCTATGCCTCCTGGCCTCTTTTTTTGAAAGCACTTATGTTCGCTGAAGAAGAACTGCTCGCCACCAAGAAGCCCGCCGTGTACTGCCCGGACGGGAAGAACCAATACTTCACTTGGTTCAGGATGTACGACAACCACCCGCCGGGGTTCAGGCCGAACCTGCTGCCGGTGGAAGTGTTCGATTTGATTCGTGAACAGGAAGAACTGGATGCGACGGATGCGGAGGGGAATCCTCCCTACGCCATCGGGTTTGATACCGAGGAAGAGGCGTGGGAGGCGGCAATCACGGCCGTGCTGACCATTGCGGAGCGGAACGATCAGCGTCGTTCAGGAGATACCTCTTCCGCTTCGGCCACTTGATCTTGAACGACTTCCAGTGAATGTACTCGATCCGCTCCGGGTTCCACTCGTCGTCGAGCAGCGTAAGTACGATACTTTCTTCGTGGGCCAACAGGCCCATCGCACAGTATTCCGGCACCAGGACGGAGTTGTTCGTGTCCAGGTCAACCGTGTAGGTGTTATTAAACGTGTCCGAGTCGTCCCGGAGATCGACGACGGCCAGGAACACCCCGCCCCGGACGACGTGGACGAGCCGCTGGCTGTTGAGCCGGTGCAGCCCCTTCACCGTGCCGCTGCCCAGGTAATCGACCGTCACCCCGACGGGGAACATGTGTTCCATTACGGAACTGCGGTAGAGTTCGAAGGAACCGCTGTGCTGTTGTTCGACGTACTCGTGTTCGATGTAAAGCAAGTTTGCGATCTGATCGACTTCTTCCTTTTTCATGGCTCCCTCCATAGATAGTATAAAGGAAAAAGTCAATATGTCCAAGTCATTTACTGATTATGTTTATCGGCGACTCCTCAGTGAAGTGGAGGACGTGGGTGCCGCTACGGAAGCCCCCGCTCCTGGCGAGGACACGGTGGCCGAGAAGAAGCAAAAGGTCAAGAACGTGCAGGCGGGGTTCGCCCAGGCACGGGAAGAACTCTCGAAGATGGTGGACGCCAAGTTCGCCGAACTCGAAGGCCAACTCCAGCGGTCGTTCGGCTCGCAGCAGAAGATCAACTCCGTGGACCGGGCGAAGATCGTTCAGGTGTTAGGTAAGATCGCCGACAAGATTAACAGTTGGGGCGACAGCGACCAGGACGTTCAGTACGCCGCCCCGGCAGCGGAACAAGTGCCGACCCGTGTCCCGCCGGTCGCCGCAGAAGGCATCCGGGCGGTCAACGGGTTGCTGATCGAGGCCGAGTTGTACGTCGAGGACAACCACGGCATGAAGATTCAGTCGGTGAAGTCGTACCTGCAAAAAGTGAAGGCCGAGATCATGCAGCAGGTGGACAACACGCTGCGGGCGTTGCAGAACGACGCCGTGATGAAGATGATGAACGACATCCACAAGAGCGTGTCCACCGTCCAGGGCATCGTCAGCGGCCAGTCGCCGTTGAACGCCACGGAGAAGATCGACGCCTACCACAACCTACAACAGTTGGGTAACACGATTGCGATGTCGGCCGCTCCGAAGCTGAAGTTCGGCGAGCGGCTGCCGAAGTCCACCAGCCCGGTGCAGATCATCCTCGGCGGCGGGCACGTCCTGAACTTCAACCCGTCCGACCGTGACTCGATCCAGGCGGCGATGGGCAAGTTGCGTAACCCACGGGCCGTCAAGATCAAGGTCGGTGATCGGGTCGAGACGGTGGACATCTCGAACAAGCAGCAGATGGCCGACATCATTTCCGCCGCTCAGGAGGCGATGGAGATGGGCGGGCAACAACTGGCGGCGGCGAACAAGGTGGCGGCTCAGCCGAACGACCCGCTGAAGGCGGCTCGCCAGCCACGGAAGAAGATGTTCCCGACTCCGGCAAAGCCGTCGATGCCGGTCGCCCTCGGGCCGGGCGTTGGTGAGTAATGGTTTCCATCGTTTTCTTTAACTGGAAACGCCCGGAGAACCTGACGCAGATCATAGACACGCAGTCGGCTTACGGCTGCGTGTCTGAGTTTATAGTCTTCAACAATTCTCCCGTCCCCTTCTTCCACGACAAGGCTCAGGTCTTGAACTCCACCCACGACTTCGGCCTTAAGTGCAGGTGGGCACCGGCCTGTTTCGCCACGTCCCCCATCATCTTACTCCAAGACGACGACCTGATCCTGCCCGAGATGACCATACGGATTCTGGAGGCCATGACCGTGCGTGACCCGCACCGCATCCACGGGGTCTTCGGCCGACGGATCGGTGTCGGGTACGACCGGAGGAACGCTTACGGAGCGTGCGACATCGTGCTGAACCGTGTGTCGATGTTCCATCGGTCGGCGTTGCCGGTTATTATTCAATGTGCCAACGACTACCGGGACGCCGGGTACGAGATACCGCACAAGAACGGCGAGGACATCTTCATGTCGTATGCCGTGCGGTCCTGGCACTGGAAGCGGCCGTTCGCTTACAGGCTGCCGGTGGTCGAGTTACCGGCTGGGCACGCTCTGTCGGACCGGCCGACGCACTTCGAGGAGAGGGTTACTATTTGTAATCAGTGTAAGGCGTTTTTCGCCGGAAGACTTCCGGCGGCATAAATAGAGGAGGAGGTACTTATGTTGCACCTGTTTGGTTGGTTGATTTACGGCCTGATCGTGGGCTGGATTGCAAAGAAGCTTCACCCAGGTGAAGACCCGGTAGGGTTCCTACCGACCCTGGGCATCGGCGTGGCTGGCTCTTACGTCGGTGGGTTCTTGAACTGGATGCTCGGCTACGGCGGCAGCCCGATCTCGTCGTCGGGCCTCATCATGGGTATCATCGGCGGCGTGATCTGCTGCGTGATCTACCGCCAAGTAAAGATTCAGCAGTTCGTTAAGATTCAGGGCCGTGCGCCCCGGATGTTTGTCCCGAAAAGTGAGCAGAAATAAGGTCTAGCATCTGCTTGCCGATTTCCGAACCCTTCAGCCCCGTCAGGTAGTTCCTGTGCGACTGGTTGAAGGGTTCTTCTTTTACCATCATCTCGGCCAGCCGGGGTAGGAACCGCATCCCCGGATACTTCTTTTTGTACGCCTCGGCGATCTCCCGTGCGTAGGCCCGCATCTCGCCCGGATCGGACAGGTAGTCCACCGGGTCTTCGTGGCTCTGGCCGGGGAAGAAGATGTGTTCCACTTCATGCTCGACGGCACTGAGCAACTTCTTCACGCCCTCGTCCGGGTTTTTGTCCACAAGCCGGGCGTTGAACGTCATGCCGGAGAACTCGCCGTTGTTGTGTTGGGTGCTGGCGGTGACGTGCGGGTCGTTAATCTGGGCAAACTGCACCGGCTTCCCCATGATCCCGTGCCCGAGTTCTTTCGGAAACAGGAGGGTGTTGCCCCGCTGTGCGTCTTTCGGCCAGACGGCTTTGAGATAGACAATAAACGGACGGCGGGCTTGATCCCTCTTGAGTTGGGAGTAAGCCTGTCGTATCATGTTGCTTAAGAAGCTGGCGACCTGCCCCGAGAGGGACTGGTAGTCCTCGTTCAGTTTGCGAGCCAAAAACCGGGTGAATGTCATGAATCCTCAGATGTTCTACGTCGGCGATCTCGTAGAGTGGGATACGGTTGTCGGGCCGACCAGGGGTCACATCCAAGCCGTGAAAGACGGCATGTACATCATCCACTACGGTCCCTGGGACGACGTAACCTCGTGTCCCTGCCACACCCCTCAACTCCTACGATTGATATCTAGGGGAAAGTAACGGAGTTCTGTAACTCATAAACGGAGACTAGCATGGATGCGAAATGGGACGAAATCGACGCCCTGGACTTCACTTCGGTGAAGGAGAAGCTGAAGTCGCAGAAAAGCTGGTGGTGGAAGTGGCGAAACAGCATCGACAAACTGGAGGGTGAGTACAAGCAGTTCTTGTACTTGATCGCCACCAACCCCAGCAAGACCGTCGTGCCGTGGACGCAGCAACTCGACGACTTCTGGCACGCCCACATCCTCGATACCCGCAAGTACGAGGAGGACTGCAAGAAGATTTTCGGCCGGACGATCCACCACAACCCGCACCTACCCGTCGGGAGCTACGAGCAAAAGAAAGCGTTCAACGAAACGAAGGACATGTACCGGGCCGCTTTCGACCGGAAAAAGGGCACGGCCTACGCCGGGGATACGACGACTTCCTCGGGTGGTGATGTCGTGTTCATGCCCGTCGTGTTCTGTGGAGGCGGCTGTGCCAGTCACTCAACAACCCACTCCTCCGGCGACCACGCAGCCGCTTGCGGCACCGGCGGACACGCTGCTTCCTGTGGTGGCGGTGGAGGAGACGCAGGCGGCGGTGGCGGGGGTTGTGGTGGAGGCGGCGGTGGGTGTGGCGGCGGGGGCGGTTGCGGTGGTGGAGGGTGCGGCGGAAGCTGACCTTCGGGCCAAGTTCTTGCGGATCAAGGAGTCGGCGATCCGTAAGAACAACGAAGCCTGGATGATGGCGAAACACGGTCGCATCATCGCCGGGTACTGCGCCTGCTGCGGCAGGATCAGGGAACTGAACGGAATCTGCATTCACGACAAGGAGTGTTGCGTTGAACCAGACGGAGTACGAGACTTCACTGAAGAAGGAACTGCTCGACGTGTGCCGCCGAGTGAGCGTCGTGAGACGTGGGGAGATTACGCTGGCCTCGGGCCGAACAACTGACGTGTACTTGGACATGCGGAAGGCGATTCTCGACGGGGCCGGTTGTGGTCTGATCGCCGAGTTGTTCCGCCTCAAAGTCGGCCAGCACTACCCCGAGCTTCAGGCGATTGGGGGCATGGGTTACGGGGCGGCACCGCTCGTCGGTTCGTTCCTCTTCAACTGCCCGATGACGACCGGCTTCTTGGTCCGAAAAGGACAAAAGGAGTACGGGACGCAGAAGATGGTCGAAGGGGACATCAGTCCGGGGACTCGCTGCGGGCTGCTCGAAGACGTAACCACCACCGGCGGGAGCGTCCTGAGTGCGGCCATCAAGACGGCGGAAGTCACCGGGGAGCGGCCGAAGTTCGCCTTCACGGTAGTGGACCGGGGCGAGGGGGCTGTGGAGATGCTGGCCTCCCAGGGAATCACGTTGATCCCCTTGCTGACGATGGGCGAGTTGCTAGAAACTGACTTTACACCCGAACCCCGTGGGGTATAGTGCTGTCATGCAAGTGGCCCAACCCCACGGAGGCAAAACATGCAGGTCAACGGATACGAACTCCGGGAGGCGATGAAGCGGTGGAACACGCTCCGCAACATCGCCGCCGCCCAACACAAGGACTCGATCTTCGTCTTCGAGGGCGACGAGAACCCGTCCCTCGGCGATGTCATCAAGCGGTTCGTCGAGGCCGACAACGCCTACTCCAAGCTGCAAGAAGTGCAGCAGTGGTACAACTCGCTCGTCCAGGTCAACTACAAGGGGCTGGACGGCAAGCCGGTCACGTCCACGCTCGCCTTCGCCGTGAAGGCCGTCGGCGGGGCGGGCCGGATCGAGAAGATGTGGCGTGACGCCTGTTCCGAGAAGCAGGATCGCTACGGCTGCTACCGTCAGGAGCGGGAGCGTGACCCGTCCAAGACCTACGCCAAGCGGGCCATTCCCATCGCCGAGGCGATGAAGATGGCCGACCACGCCAGCAAGTACGCCATGACCCTGCGTCAAGCCATCGCCCGTGCCAACACAACCCAGGTCGAAGTGACGACCGGCAAGGGGTGCCCGATCACCCCGGAGGAACTGGAAAAGCTCCTGAGCTAATCCAGGGAACCCGGCGTGAAGAGTAGAGACGATTACACAATTACCCTCGTAACGAAGGTGGTGGACTACTGATAGGGCTGCCGTCCGTCTCGTAGCTAAATACCCGTCAGCCGCATCCCACGGCACAGTCGGGTGATTGCAAAGGACGCCAGGGGTCGCCTACTGTAAGTCACCTGCTCGTAGCTGATCTCTACTCTCGGACCCCGGTTGGGCAACTGGCCGGGGTCCACTTTCGTACAAAGGAGGCTGCCGTGAACCGTTGGAACAAGTTCTACATCACCACCGCCATTGACTACCCGAACGCCCTCCCGCACAACGGCACGGCGTTCGAGAAGATCGGTGCCGACGTGCAGGCCCGGTTCCGCCGGTTCTGCGGCTTCCACCCGTTCCTCCTGATGGGGAACGACGAGAACACCGTTAAGGTGGTCAAGGCCACGCCCGAAGGGCTGACGACGCAAGAGTACGTCGATAACATGGCCGTCGCCTTCATGCACGAGTGGCAGAAGCTCGGCATCGACTACTCGGCCTTCCTCCAGACCAGCAAGGACCGGCACCGGCAGGGCGTCGAGAAGTTCATCAACGCCGTCTGGGCCAGCGGCTACATCGAGAAGCGGCCGTACACCGCCCTGTACTGCGAGGGGTGCGAGGAATTCAAGACCCCGAAGTCGCTCGACTACGCCAAGCGGTGCCCGCACCACCAGAACACCCCGGTCGTGGAAGTGACCGAGGAGAACTACTTCTTCAAGTTGTCGGCCTTCAAGGACCGGCTGCTCGACTACTACAAGAAGGCGGAAATCTTCCCGGAGGCCCGCCGCAACGAGATGCTTGACTTAGTGCAGACCGAACTGCACGACATGAGCATCAGCCGTTCGAGCCGGGGCTGGGGCATCCCGGTGCCGTTCGACACGACGCAGACGATCTACGTCTGGTTCGACGCCCTCCTGAGCTACCTGACCGGCGTCGGGTTCGGCTGGGATTGGGGGATGTTCAAGAACCTCTGGCCCGCCGACGTGCATGTGATCGGGAAGGACATCACCCGGTTCCACTGCACCCTCTGGCCTGCGATGATTATGGCCTACAACGAGGTAGTGCAGAACCAGCACTCCATCGGCCTCGCCGAAGAACTGCCCGTGATCGACCTGCCGAAGCAGGTGTTTTCCCACGGCTTCATCTACCGGAAGAAGGGGCACGAACTCGTCCGGGAGTCGAAGACGGACGCCGAGTCGAACCTGGGGCCGCTCGTCGAGGAGTTCGGGGCCGAGGCGTACCGCTACTACTTCATGGCGAAGTGCCCGTTCGGTGCGGACGGCGAGTACAGCAGGGACCACATTCGGGAAGTGTACAACGCCGACTTGGCGAACAACCTGGGGAACTTGGTCAACCGCTCCATCCAGATGATCGTGAAGTACGGCGGCGGGAAGTTGCCGTTCGGCAAGACGGAGAAGGTCTGGCTCGACCCGAAGACGATGACCGACTTCCGCACCGACATGGCGTTGTTCAACTACCGAGCCGCCCTGACGACCATCTGGAACATCCTGCACCGGGCGAACGAGTACATCGAGGCGAACAAGCCCTGGGAGTTGACAAAGACCGACCAGGGCAAGTGCCTGGACGTGCTGAGGGAACTCGTCGCCGCCCTGCGGATCGTGTCCCTGATGCTCAAGCCGTTCATGCCGGGGACTGCGGCCAAGATCGCCGTGGCTCTCGGTCTGAAGGACTGGCCGAACATGACCTTCGGAGACTTGGCCCGGATCGCTCACTACAACGGAGATGGGCTGGGTGAGGTTCAAGTCGAACCCATCCAGCCGCTCTTTCCTCGTTCTGTCGCCCCGGTCCAAAAAGAACCGAAAGGACCGGGTAAGGTCAAAGGCACGCCGGGAACTGAACCGGCTGCTGGCTGACCACAGCTACAGTTGCTATTGGTGCAATGCCAAGCTGGTCAACGCCGACACCATACCCCACGAGGTTGTGGTGCGGCGTAGTCCGACGGTGTTGTACTGGCGGATCGAAACGGGCGAGATCGTCTCCTGTAAGATGGCGACGGTCGATCACCTGAAGGAGATCAGTCAGGGCGGCGGCAACGAGAGCAGCAATCTCGTTCCGTCCTGCGGAAGCTGCAACTGGCGGCGGTCGGGCGATCCCGAGAAGTTCCGTAAGAGGATGCTGCACCATCCGTTCTACAAGGGACAGTCATGATCCGCTGGTTCCTCGGCCTCTTCAAGAAGAAGCAGAAGACGCTCGTCTGCATTCGACAGTCCCAGACGTTCCACTGGCCCGTCGGCCTGGGGGAGCAAACGCCTGGGACGTGTGCCGAGTGCGGGGCGGCGATCTTCTACGAGAAGCAGAACGAGGACTACCGGAAGATTTGCAATCGGTGCGCAGGGATGTTCTGATTTCGCCTACATAGAAGCATGTTAAGCTTCCGTGCATGGTTTGAAGTCAACTACCCGAAAGAACTCGACGATTTCGACCCGACTGATTTCGCCGGTCGGGAAGCCTCCATTCAGCAGAGGATGAAGGAGAAGGGCGAGGACTGGTTCACCGCCGGTTCCGCCCCGACGGACTACAAGGTCCGCCGAGCCGAAGTCATCAAAGCCTGGAACCACATCGTCAAGACCCTATTCCCCGGCGGTGAGTTCACCGGCAACCTGGACACGGGTCCGGGCAACGTGATGAACTACAGCATCAAGATGGGGCCACGGGGCGTCATCTTCTCTCTTCACGAAGACAAGTACGGCAAGAACCTGTACGCCACGGTGGACTTCGGCTGGGACGAGATGCCCGCAGAGTTGAGCCAGAAGGACGCTGACAACGTGAGCGGCGGGGACGCCAACGTAGCCGCTAAGAGCGTTCAGCCGGGGTCCATGACTTTCATGCGTACCCTGGAGCGGTACGCTGCGGCCTGCCAGAAGTACGGCATCCGGTTCATCTTCAACGCCTCGGACGAGGGCGACACGTCACGCCGGGTGCCGGTGTACGGGAAGGTGTTGAAGCGGGCGGGCTACGAGCCGGTGAATGTTTACCGCCGCCGTAACACATTCAAGCCAGCCGGAAGCACCTACTGATCCGACGGTTATGGCTTTTCAGAAAATCCTGCTTGACAGCATCTCCGGCCTCTGAGATAGTTGGGCCACTCTACAACTTTTGTACTCGGCCCTAACGACTCCCGTATGGAGCGGGAGCCGTCGTATCTCTAGTTGGAGGAGTACGGATGGCACAGGATGTTGCGGCCAGGGACGACGACGTTGACCTGTTCGCCGACACGGTGTTGTTTGAACCCGGCGAAGTGACGGTGGTGGACGAGAAGGCGATGGCGTTGTTACAGAAGAACCGCCGTGATCGTGTGGTGGCGACGGTCGTTCAACTGGTGATGGACATGTTCATTACGACCGGGATTCCGCCCCAATACTTCCCCGGCACGGAGCCGTTCAAGCGGCTGATGACCCAGGTTCGGGCGACGATGATCGCCCACGACTTCTAATCGGTGTCCGCCCACACCGAGAACGGCCCGGCTGGAGTTCCAGCCGGGCCGTTTGTTTACTTCTTCGGTTCGGTCAAGATGTCCGGTACGAGCGGGACGATCCGGCTCGGTCCCAACTGCTTCTTGACGTTGTGGTACTCGTCGGCGGGAATCAGGACCGGCATGTACCCTTCGGGGTAGACGATTACCCTGTCGATCTGTCGGCCGGTGACTTTGTAGTATTCCTCCAGCCGCTTCGACGCCTCCTTCTGGGCAGGCGTGATGTCGTTCCCGTAGTACATCACGGTGAAGAATCCGTCGTAGTTGGCGACGGGCTTCTCGGGCATCTTCTGTGGAACGCCCTTCTCCTGAAGTTCCTTCAGTTTCTCGGGTGGGATCGGGTTCTCGAATCCCGGCTTCTCCTGCCCGAAAGCGAAAGTCAGCCCGAGTGCAAACAAACCGACGTGGACCCACTTCATGTCTACTCCTTAGTGAAGGTTACTTGGCCTTCTTCTTGGCCTTGCTCACACCGTCTGCGAACAACTCGACATCCTTCCGCCACAGACCGTGCCGCTCCACGATGGCGTTGAACTCCTCCAGGTCGTGCGGGATGATCTTCAGCTTCTTCACGCCGTCCTCGTCTTCCTCGACCCCGGCGTGACACAGTTCGTGATCGACCAGGGCCACCTTGTCCTCGTGGGACAGTTGCTCCCACACGGGCAGGGTGATCGTCATGCAGAAGAAGTCGGACGTAAAACCGTCAGCCTGATCCTCGGCAGGGGCGGCGAGGTAGGCGGGCAACGCCCCGATCTTCCGCATGGTGCCCCATACCTGCTTGTTACCCTTGTTCGGGATTTTGTCAATGAAAACGTACTCGATCCGCACATCGACAAGATGCGGGTGGTACTCGGGGATGAGTTCTTGAGCGATTTTTTGAACATCGGGTGCAGGGGTGAACTTCTTGCCAGCCATCTTTCGCCCTCCGTGGCGTATATAAGGTCATGGACAAACGCATCGCACTTTTGGTTGTAAACCTCGCCCTGATCGTAGGAAACGTTGGTGCGTTCTTCTACCTCAAGGACAAGCACAGCCGTCGGCACGCTGAACGGCCACCTGTTGTTCAGGTACAGCCGCCGGTCAACCCCCAGCCGGTACAGCCCACGCCGCCGCCGGAAGTCAAACCCAAGATTTCGTTTACTATACCAAACGGGGACATGTCCTTCCAGGCCATTCGCACGCAACTCCAGACCTGGGCGAAGGAGGCTCCAAGCATTGTGGAATACGGAACTTACGGTAAGTCACAGAACGGCACCGAGCATCCGTACATCCGGGTCGGCAAGAAGACCGGGCCGAAGGTGTTGATCCACGCCTGCATCCACGGGAACGAACACCTGTCCGCAATGGTGGCGATGGGCGTGTTCGGTAAGATGCTCGACGCCTACATGGTCGATCCCGAGGTTACGAAACTGTTCAGCGAGCGGGACATCTATTTTGTGCCCGTGTTTTCGGTCGAGAGTTTCCAGCGGAACAGCCGTCACGACATGGGCAAAGACCCGAACCGAAACTGGAGTGACGCCCGGAACAACGACGTGCCGTCCATTCCCTCGGTGCAGTCGATGAAGGACTTCTTCAAGGCGAACCAGTTCAAGGCCGTGATGTCGTGTCACAACTACGGCAAGGTCTACCTCTACCCGTGGGGCTACGTCCAGCAAAAAACCCCGCACGACGCCGCCTACCGCTCGATCCTGGGCGAGATGGCGAGCGTGACCGGGTACAAGTACGAGCAGCTTCTTCGTCAATCCGCACCGCCCTACTACGGGTACGAGGCCGACTGGTACTACAAGAACGGGGCGCTCGCATTCGTGAACGAGATCGGCACCCGGTTCGAGGCCACCGGCCCGGAGATCAGGACCGAAGTCGAGAAGAACTACAAAGCGTTCATGATCTTCATCAACAAGGCTCCGGTCGCCATGCGGTAAACGAAGGCGTCCCCGTCTTAGGAAGGACGGGGACGGAGGGGAATTGAAGTAGGACGGGATAGCGGCCTCGGAGCGTGACCCTGAACGAGTCACCTTCAGATAGTCTCCTCGGCCTGACGGATGACGGGGACGGCCAGCGGGCCGTTTCGTAACTTGACATCGAACTCGTTGGTGATGTACGGCTTGCCCCAACGGTTCTTGTGCATGAAGACGGTGTGCTTGCCGTCTTCGTCTTTTTTGATCTTGAAGGCGTTGCTGGCGAAGAACATCGGGCCGTAGCCGAACGGGGCCATCTCGTTCGTCATGATGTAGGGTTCGCCCCACATGTGCATGATGACCGGCTCACGGGTCTGGACGACGCCGATGATGACCGACTGCTCACGCCAGGACTTCTGCACCAGCCGGTGCGTCAGTCGGGCCATCACCTTCGCACGGGGCGGAAAGATGGACTCCCCTTCGGCGTTCTCGTAGCCGTAGGCGATCTCGTCCTGCATGTCGTCGTGGATTTCGAGCTTGGGCGCACGCACGCCGAGGGCCAGTTGTTGAAGGACGTTCTCGTACTGAATGCGGTTGACGAACGCCGTCTTGCCGCTCGCCAGTCGGCCGGTGACGAGGATGAATGAGCCGGTGTGAAGTCCGCCGCCCAGGTTGTCGTCGAATTCCGGGAACCCGGTTGGGATGCGGTCCGTCTGATAGTGTTGGGCACCGGGGTGAGCGATGGCCCGGCCGTTCAGGGCGAGGGCGGCACCGGACAGACCGAGAACCTTGAGGAAGGTGCGACGGAACATGTTTTACCCTGCGATCTTGAGTTTGATGCCGATCCGGCCACGTCGCCCGATCTGGATGTCTTCCAGCAGCATCGGGGTTGAGAGATAGGTCACTTGAACTGGCTCTGTTGTATCTTCGGCCCGAAAAGTCTGCAAGTGCTTTTCCTCCATGATGAGCAACACGCCGCCCGGTTCCGGGAACACGTCCAGCACGTCCGTCCGGTCGATGCTTACCACGGTTTGTCCTCGAAAAAGGAAAGCGGCGTGGGGATGAGCCACGCCGCCATTCTATTGCCGACTTTTCGGACGTAAACCTACCGGCCAGCCCCGAACCCGACTTTCCGGTCATCATTCCGGCTTCGTTCGTAGTGTTCCTTGAACGCTTTCTCCAGATTCCACTTGCCGTCGCCCAAAACCTTGTTCGTGACGAGCAGCGTGCGGATCGACTCCATCTCGGCGAAGCTGAAGTTCGTAGACCGGGAGATCAGTTTCTCCACGTCGATGTTCTCCTGAATCTCCTTCGGCCAGATGTTGACGAGCCGCCGCCGCAGGTTCTCATCCGGCCTCGGCAGCGAGATGCACTTGTCGATCCGACCCGGCCGGGTGAAAGCAGGGTCCAGGTCGCCGACCCGCTCGTTGGTCGTGAAGATACGGACCAAGTGCGAGTCGTTGAACATCCCGTCCATCGCCGTCAGGAGCGACGTAGCCATCTTACCGTCGCCGCTCCTGCGGTTCATGTAGGTGATGTCGATGTCGTCGAAGAACGTCACCGTGTACTGATGGAACAGGTCGGTCAACTGCTGTTCCTGGTACGCCTTGTCAATGTGGGCGGCGGTGACGATCCCGAACTCGATCCCGTGCTTGACGCACAGCCGTTGCAGGTAGCGGCAGACCATGCTCTTGCCGTTGCCCGGATCGCCGTCGAGGATGAGGCCACGCTTGATGCGGACCCCATACTTCTCGATCTCCTTCGAGTTCATCAGGAACCCGACGGTGTTGGCGACGATATCTTCCAGAATCCCGTCGGCCAGGATCGGCGGCTGGTTGTCCTCGAACGCCTGCTCGCACTGCCGCTGGCAGGCGAGGATGACACGGGCGGACTCGGCCTGCTTGCAGACCAGGAACCGCTCGTCGCCCCACTGCCCCCGGATGTGGACGACGGCGTAGTGGAGCGGGGCGTTGCGGCACTTGTAGAAGATGGCTCCGTAGCCGGGCTTCTTGGTGCCGTGGAGGGCGGATGCACTGATGAAAGGCAGGTCGGCGATGGGGCCGATGGTCTTAACGGGGATGTCCCGGTGCCGCCCCTCCATGTGTTCGGATGGGTAGACTCGGCTGTCGAATACTTTCAGTTGCTCGACCGAGACGTTGAAGAACTCACTTGCAATCCTGGGGAGGATTCGCTTGAGTTCCGGCCAAACCGCATTCAGGGTTTCCTGACTTGTGATTGTCGTGGTTTCCATCGCTACCTCCTTGTAGTTGTTTTTTGGCGGCATCCCTTGCCAGCACGTCACATCGGTTGTGGATTTCGTTGTCGGCGTGTCCCTTTACTTTCTGCCATGTGACCTTGTGTTTCTCTACCAACGAGAGAAGTTTGACCCACAGGTCTTGATTCTCGACCGGCTTCCCCATCGAGGAAGTCCAGCCGTTCTTCCGCCACTTGATGTACCAGCCCTGCTTGAAGCAGTTCACGATGTAGGCGGAATCACAGTAGATCGTGAACTCGCTCGGGTCTTTGTAGTGGTCAAGACCCGAGATGACCGCCTGGAGTTCCATGCGGTTGTTCGTCGTGTGGGGTGCGGACCCCTGAAGCACCTTCTCCTGCCCGTTCTCGATGACGATGGTCGCCCACCCACCTTGACCGGGGTTCGTCAGTGAAGAACCGTCCGTGTAAAGCTCGATCATCCTTGATCTGTCCTCTCTTGGTAGTTGTTCTCTTCGAGTTCACTGAGAACGTGCCGGAGAACCAGTTCCAGGTTCCCGCCGGTCCCGTCGAACACGTCGAACTGGTTGTGGGTGATCTTTTGGCCGACGTATTTGTGTTCGGTTTTGGACCGAATCACGACGCCCACGAAAGTCTGCCGCTTGTGGAGTTCTTCGATCAGTTCTTCGGTCGTGGCAAGCTCTAGCATTGGTGGCTCCCTGCCATGTTGGGTTCGGCTCAGCCGAACTTGTAAGTTACCGAGACGTTGACTTCGAGCGTGGGCGTGTGCAGATGGTTCGCCAGCTTGTGCTTCTTAGCATCCTTTGCCGTGAGGTAAAGGTCTAGGTGGCGGTTTTTTCGGAGCAAATCGAGGATGTAATCCTCGGGGTGCCCCAGGTGCTTTGCCATCTTTTTATACATCGTCTGGTTAAGGAATTCAAGATGCTTAACATCCTCTTTGATGTCCTCGATCTTGCCGTCCATGATGTCAGCGATGTCGTGGATCATGATGGTAGCGTCCGGGGCCATGAAGCGGTAGCCTTCGGTCCCAAACGAGAACAGGATCGCACCCGCACTCATTGCCTTCGTGCGGACGATGGTTGCGACTGGTAAACGTGCCTGTTCGATCACGTCCACCATCCCTCGGCAGCCGTAGACGCTGCCGCCGTAAGAGTCGATGATGACAGGGATTACCGGCTGGCCCGTGTTGTGGGCCTCGCTCATGTCTTCCTCAAAATCCTCGACCGCCTCCGAGTCGAACTTTGTGACCCGAACGACGACCGGCTCTTGCAGGATGTCTTCCCGGTCCTCAACAGTCAGGAGTGGATCGAGATTGAAGATGGTGTTCATTTAGTTTGGCCTTCTGCTTCTGCTTTTGGAGGTACAACATCGCACGCCGAATGCCGATTCGCACGTCGGGGTGGTGGGCGTACAGTTCACTGAAGTCGCCTTCAGTTTTTCCGTTTTCCATCAATTCGTTCAGGTCGGCTAGGAAGAGATCGATCTTCTTCCTCAATTCTTCGCTGAGTCCACGTCTTCCGTAGATTTCCATTGTTACACTACTCCTGGGATTTTTTCAAGAACGAAGTCTGGGTCTTTGTGCGGTGCGTAGTAGACGTTTACAAACTCACGCAAGTGTTCACTAATAGACTTGACCCAGATACGGCTCTGTAGGTGCTTCGTGGCGACCACGCTGGCCCACGAGTCGATGCCGATGTAGCCGCCGCACTCCTCGGCCAGCCGCCGGGCCTCACAGATGCCCACGTCCGTCTTGTTCCTTAACAGGCGGTGGTCGGGTATCTCGACGCTATCCGGCCCGATCACCACGCCCGTCATCTTCCATCTCTCCAGCCAAGCAATCGTGTTCTCCCAATCCTGCTTGTCGAAGTTTCGGCCACGGGAGTAAGTGTTGCCGCTGGCCGGGCAGATCAACACATACCCGCTGCCCCGCAGTTGTGTCAGGAACTCGTCCTTCTTGACGAAGCTCAACTCCTTACCGTTCTCCAAGATGTTCTGGAACTGAACCTGGATGCTGTAGTCCTCAACCTCGTGCCAGTCTTTCGGGCACAAGTCCACGCCGGTCTGCTCGAAGTGGTGGGCGAACGCCTCGGTGATCTGCCCCTTCCGGTCGAAGGCGTCGAGGTTGTGGAAGTCGCTCCAGATGGTTTCGATTTCCACGTTCGGGTGACGCTCGCCGATGAGTTGAGTCAGTTCCTTGTGGGCACGGGTGGCGAGGTAGATTTTCTTCAGTGAAGACTCGAACTTGCTCAGCATGTGCGACTTGAGAGCCAACCAGTCGCCGATGCCGCCTGTTACCACGATCTTCTCCGTGGGCGGGACGTGGTAGATGGTCGTCTTGTTGTCGATAACGGCACGGGTGCGGGTGAGGAGTTCCTGCCAGTCGTCGCAGCGGGATTGTCGTAACAGCGTGAGCGACGGATACCAGTTGCCGACCTTCCAGCGGGGGTCGTGGTAGCGGGACATCAACCCCAGCGTAGGGACGCCCATCGCCCCTGCGATGTGCAGGGCGGCGGTATCCACCGTGACCACCAAGTCCATCTGCTTAATCAACGCCGCCGTGTCGAGGAAGTTGTTCTGTTCCACGCCGTTGAGCGGGAAGTCTTCGGCGTCCCGCAGAAACCAGTTCAGGTTCGGCTGCTGTTGGATCATGAAGAATTCGGCGTTCGGCCTCAGTAAAGTCTTGAACCACTTGAGCGGGCAGGACCGTTCGAAGTTGTTGGTGTGGCTCGGGTTGCCCTCCCAGGCGATGCCGATTTTCAGCTTGTTCTCGAACCCCGCCAGCGGCCGATCCGGGGCCGTCAGGTAGTTGGCGGTGGGGATGAAGCCGAGGATGAAGGGCAGGCTCAGGGAGAGGATGTGGTAGTCGTGCGGCGGCAGGCTCTCGTCGCCTTCCTTGTCGATCCACCCGGCGATTTTGAAGTTGTACTCGACGAGCGGACGAAGGGCGGCGTGGGCGTGGATATATAGCTCACACTCCTGCTTGAGCAGGTAAGGGATGTACCGCAGAAATTGAATGACATCGCCACAGCCCTGTTCCCCGTAGAGGATCACTCTCTTACCTTTGAGCGGCCGGTCGCCGTTCCACCTGATGCTGTTGCAGTACAGGTAGTGGTAGTTGACCATCTTCGGGGAATTGAGCCGTAGCAGGTTGTCTTTCATAATTTCCTGTTTTGCCGCATAGATAAGATACTCACTATAGGAGAGCGATATGGCCGTAAAAGATTTCTACGAATGGTGCAAGGAAAACAACCTTGACCTGAGCCTCGAAGCCACTCACAAGGAGCCGGTTCGTGGCATGAAGAAGGCACCGAACAAGGACAAGTTCAACGGTCCTCGTGACCAGCGTGACGACCTGTCCGCCGACTACAAGGGCCACGTTGCCATGAACGGCACCGTCGAGCCGTACAAGGTCGTTGCTAAGGGCAAGGGCGGTAAGGCCGTTGCTCCGGTTGCTGGCTAAGGTGTGATTGATGAAGAAGTGGCTCTGTGCGTTAGCACTGGTGCTGGCGGCTACGGCCTCCGGCGTACTGCTTCTTAGTCGTCTTGCTGATGTACAGCAGCAGGTGGCTGAGCCGGAGCCGATTCGCACATTCCCTGCACTCAATTTAGAGCCGTTCCAGGTTCTATACGCTAACGAGCGGTTGACCGAGTACACCGCAGCGTACACCAGTCAGGACGGCGAAGAGGAAGTAAAAGACATTCAGTGCCCGATCCCCATGAAGGATCGGGTCTTCAATAAGACTGGTATTCAATGTGTGTATGCTTCAACTGAGATGATCGGGAGATGGGCCGAGGAACCGAAGCTCATGAACCCGCCTCTCACCAGTAGACCTGAATGTAAAAGCTACTCTTCGCCTTCCCGACTGGCGCAAGTTCTCAACAGTCTCAAAGTCAAATACGAACAGAGTTACGGTAAGCGTGACGAGGGCCGTGCCCTGATCCGAAAGGCAATGGCCGAGGGCCGTGGCTGCCTGTGGGGCGTGCCCGGTCACGCAATGGTCATCGTCCATTGGGACGAGGCTAAGAACGTATTCAAGTGGGTGGACAACTCCGACCGTTCACTGAAGGTACAGACCGGAACCATCCAGCAGTTCGAGCGGCGGTGGGACAGTTGGATTTGCGTGGTTTACGCAGACAACGACATCATCCCGCAGAAGATGAACAAGACCACCCTGCCGAATCAAATCCCCATCAAGGACCGGAATGGCGTTCAGGGCAAGTACCCGAACGACTACATCCCGTCCCCGCAGAAGAAGTAATCAAGCGTTTGCCACGAGTTCCACGGACGTGATCCGGTTGATGCCGGTTGCGGACTCGAACCGTACTCGCATGAAGTTAATCTCCAGCCGGTCGAACGCCGTGACCGGAGTCCATGTCCACTCCACCACCGAGTACGAACCTGTCGTGGCCGACGAGAACGATTGGCTGCGTGGCGTGAAGCCCGGAGCTTCCACGACGAGGCTGGCCCCGATGAGGGCCGGGGCCGACGTGTTCTTCACGCAGATACGGAGCGTGACCGAACTGTAAGATTGCGGCGTGCCGTCCGGGAGAACGTCGAAGGCGAACTCCTGGGTGGTGTTCGTGTCGTCGTAGATGTAGCTGCCGTCGCCGTCGTTGGCGTCCACGGGCGTGCGAATCTTCTCCCACTTGTGGCCCATCGCCGGGACACGCTTCCAGCCGGTGCCGGGGGCGGTGATGATGTTCGCCCCCAGGTCGTCGTTGGGCCGCAGGGTGAACGGCGGGCCGAGGAGGAAGTCCCGGACATCCGTGATGTTCTGGATGGCCCGCAGGGCGGTGCGGGAGTGACGGCCCGGATTGAGGGTCATCCGCTCGGCGATGTCGTAGAGTTCGTCCACAGCGTTGACGTTGAGCCATGTGGCACTCGTGTTCATGGCGAGGTACGGGACGCTGTTACGATAAATCTGTAGGTTGTAGACGTTATCGTTGTTCATGACCGTCTGGCTGAGCCGGTATTCCCAGAGGACTTGTGGGCGGTACGGGTCGGTGCAGATGGTCAGGTCACGCTCGTAGGCGTAGTATTCCCCTGGCGCAACGAGCGACCAGTTGACGCCGAAGAGTTCGGTCTTCATGATGAGTTCCCGGACCAGCATCTCGTTGTACAGGAAGTCGAGTTCCTTCTTGTTGTTCTGGTCGATGGGAAGACTAGGAATTCTTTGGCTCATATATCATTTCTCTCAGGAAGATTCGGTAACACTTGCTGTACGCCTGCCCCCAGGCGGCACCGTGGGTGTAGTTCCCCGGCTTGTCCCAGGCCAGGACGTGTGCCATCTCGTGAATTAGCGTCTCTAGGGCAAGTTCTTCGGAAAGGTCTTTACTGATGCGGATGCGAAATGTGCCGTCTTCGAGCTTCAGGCAGTCGCCGTGGCAGTCTTGGGGAACACGCACCCGTCTGACCGAGAATGTATACTCGGGCAAACACCGCCGGTACATGTTTACGACCTTCCTAAATTGCCCCATGAGAGGTATTTAGGAAGGTCGTGATGGGAAATCAGAAGTTACAGCTTAACGTGGTAGACCTTGACTAATAACGGGTCCAGTTCGGCTTGGAGTTCACCGAACGAGACGACGTGTTCGTCCCGGTCTTCCCAGATGTGAATCTCTTCCAGGTCCGTCCAGAGGGCAACGAACTGGTCGATAATCCACTTCTTCCACGGGAAGGTTTCCTGTGGCTTCGGACCTTTTGCCAGCTTAATAGCCGGACCGTCGTTCCCGAGGAGGAACAACTGTACCTTCGGATCGACCCACCGGAAAGTACCGTTACCGACCTTCTCGACCTGGGCGAGCTTCCCGTCGTGGATGACCCGGTAGACTTGCTGGGCAAGCCCAGCGTGTCGGCCGGTCATGATGACGGTCGCCCGTTCGGGGTCGGCGGCGGACTTCCTCAATGCCTCCACGGTTTCCGTGATGAACCACTCCGGCGTCAGCGGGTCCGGGCAGAGCGGCGGTTGCATCGTCTCCGCACGCCCGTACCAGCCCTGCCGCATCGGAATGAACTTCCCGTGCTTTGCCGACAGTTCCTTCGACAAGCTCTTGGAGATTGCCCAGGGGATGCCGGTAGCCTTCTCGTATTGCTTACGAGTTTCGGGGGTATCGACGGGGTTCTTCCACAGAGTCCCGTCGAGATCGAAGATGTCTAAGTATTTCATGACGGCACCCGTGGTCATCGAGGTTTTAGCTCAATATACCACGGGCGTCGGTTATTGTAAAGACTTCCGCAGGAGCGACCGGAACATTTGCAGTTCCATCTCCCGCTTCTTCTGAGTTGCGTCTTCAGTGCGGAGTTGACCGGAGAACGGGTCTTTGAGGGACGCAAAGGCGTCGGTCACTTCACCGTTACCGTTGATCGGCTCGACTCTTGGGGAGTTGAGGTAGGCCACGAATGCGTCGGCCAAGCTGTCGGGTTTGCCGCCGACCTTCGTCAACCACGCCCGAATCTTTCGGGTCGGAACGCCCGAAGTCATGATGGCGTCCGTCATTTCGGCGAGCGAGTTAGCGTCCACTTCCGGGGACAGGCCCAGGGTCTTCACCAAAACAACGATCTTCTTCACGTCTTCCGGGCGGACGCCTTCGAGTTGTCGGACGATCACGCCTTCCGGCAACTTCTGCATCATCCACGCAATCGGGGCGTGGCGGTCGCCGATCTCCCGCAGGCCGCTCGGCATCTCCATGTTCAGGTCGCCGCCCACTTCTGGTGGGAACAGGTGATCCGTAACACCGAGAACGCTCAGGAGCTTCAGGAACTTCCGGGGGTCGATGTCCTCGTAGCCCATGCCCTTCATGAACTCGTCCATAGCGGCCTTTCGGTCCACCTTAGCGAGCAGCGGGGCAGCCTTGCGGATCATCTCGGTTTCTTCGTCGCTGATGGACGCCGGATCGCCGTAGCGGGCCATCATCCGGGCGAACCGGAGGATACGCATCGGGTCTTCACTGAACTTGGCGTCGAACCCGCCGATGGGCGAGATACGACCGGCCTTCAGGTGGTGGAGTCCGCCGAAGAAGTCGCTCAGTTCCTTGTTCGGGCCGTTGTCGTTGCCGAGCAACAGGTACATCGAGTTGATGGTGAAGTCACGGCCAGCCGCATCGTCTGCGTGCGTGCCGTTCATGATGTCGCCCTCTTTGCTCCGGGTGAACACGCTCAGGTCGAACTCGTCGTTGCGAACCTTAACACCGAAGCTGTACGGACGACCGCCGGAGTCCTTCTTCTTCACCCAGAACACCTGCTGAGCGGCCGGTTGTTCGCCGCCGAGTCCGCCCGCCTGCATGGACGAGTTCGGGCCGTTGTCCGGCTGGCCGTTCTCGCCGATGAACTTGAACTTGTTCTGGGTGAGGATGTGGTACACTTCGTCGGGGCTGGCGTCCGTCACCAGTTCGATGTGACGGGGCTTGCGGCCCGTCAGGTGGTCACGGAGCGCACCGCCGGTCAGGTACAGTTTCTTGCTGCCCACCTTGACCGGCTTGTCCTCGCCCGTCTTCGGGTCTTTGCTCCAGCCCCAATTCGCACTCTTCTTGAAAGCTCGCACGAGCGGTGCGAGATTCTTGTTCTTCCCGAAGTGTTCGGAGTTCGTGTCGTCGGAAACGGTAAAAGGCGGCAGGTCGTTGCCGTCGCCCAGGGAGATTCGTGAAGTCAACGGCTCCTCGCCAGCACCACCGGCACTGCCGAGGCCGTTTCTCGCCTTCTGTTCTTCGACGAATTCCCGGAATGTTCTCTTCTTTAGCATAACTATGACTCCACCTTCCTTTATTCTAGTTATGAGCCACGCACTCAATCTTAGGGAACCGAAGGCGGGTTCAGACCGAGTTTGTATAGTACGAAAGCGGCGATGACGATCCAGCAGAGTTGGATTACGAAGCCCCAGATCGACGCCCACCGGCCTTCGTTGCCTTTGGAAGTGTGTTCGAGGGCCATGAGCCGCTTATCAATCTCGTTCAACTTGTCTGCGTGCGCAGCGACTTCGGTGAACACGGCGTTCGTGTTCCTCGACTCCAGCACCACGATCCGCTGGACTGTTTCGTTGTAGAGCTTGTTAAGGGTTTCCAAGCGGGTGTCCTGCTCGACCTGCTTAGTCTGGATAGACTTGACCCGCTCGTCGATCCGAGTGCTGAGTTCAAACAGCTTTTGGATGTTCTCCGACGCTTGGGTCAATATCTGCATTTGTAGGTCTTCACGCATGGTATTCCCCTAATATGTGGCTTCGCAGCTATATACCATTAACAGGAGCAAAGATGGCAGAAACCAAGCAAGAAGTTAAGGTTGAGGAAGTGGATGAGGACGTGTTCGCCATCCCGACGGCCGAAGTTATGGAAGACATGGGCGAGATCATGCCGACCATGAACGTCAACCCGTCCCTCCCCGCCCCGCAGCAAGAAGAGAAGTGCATCGTAGAAGACGAGAAGATTCTGGGCCTCTACGACGAGATTCTGGTCAACTGTCGAGACGACCGAAAGCAATGTGACGAAATCCTCGTTCAGTTAATCAACATGGTGCTGAACGACGGTGACGCCTCCAGTGCGACGAAGGAGGCGATGGTCAACGTCCTCAAGGCGAAGACCGACGTGAGTGACAAGATGGCGAAGGTCGCCGATCTGATGACTCGTATTAAGCTCAAGGACAAGGACACGTTCCCACGCTACCTCGCCGCTCACCAGCACAACAACGTGACGATTGAGAGTAACAACACGAAGCGTGACATCCTCAAGGCACTTCAGACCGCAAAGAAAAAGGGTGGCAAATGACAAACAGAATCAATGAGATGTACTGGCTCGCCGAAATGGACATTCCGGCCGCAGGTGGTCAGCCCGACCCCGGTGCCGGTGGTCCGCCCACGTCGATGCCGGGCGGGCCGGGCGACCCGATGGCTCAGAACCCAGGCCAGTTGCCGCCGCAAGGTGGCGGCTCGCCCGTCCCACAGCAAGAGCCGATGGAAGAACCGGACGCCCCGGACATGCCGGACATGGGCGAAGACGTGAACTTCGAGACATGGAAGAAGGAGTACATGAAGGCGTCCGTCAAGGGCGACCCGAACGTGCTGCTCGACATGATTGGTCAGGTGCGTGACAAGGAACTCGACCCGAACCCCCGTAAGTTCGTGGAAGACAACCTCCAGGTCTGTTTCCTCCGTCAGCACCAAGACTTCCTCATCCCGTCGAAGAAGCTCCGCACGATGGTCAAGGATCAACTCGACCGGACGGCCCCTGGTACTTCACTGATTCAATACTTGACACAGGTACTCGACGAGTCCCCGCTGGTCGCACAAATCCTCCTGAAGCTCCCGAACACGGGCGGCGGCAAGGGTGACTACCACCGGAAGTTCCTGGCGGCGATGCTCGGGGCCGTTCAGGTCGGTAGCGGTGCTGGCAACGAAGACTTGGTTTACAACGAGAAGGATTACAGCATCCTGGTCAGCACCCGGTTCAACACCCGCTGGGGTGACGTGAACCTGGGCCGCTGGTCGATGAAGGAAGACGACGCTCAGCGGTACTTGAAGCCCGCCGAACTGCAACGCCTCGAAGGCGGCAGCCCGGAGGAGCGTGACGTTCTGCGTCGGCGTGTCGTGATGGAATCCATCTCCGAGACGTTCAAGCTGCGGGCGTATTTGATTAACGCCGTGTCGGACGACGGCACCATCGGCCACCTGGGACTCGACCTGGGGAACTGCCTGCGTGCCGCCTACACCGACGGCAAGCTCGTGGTGCGGACGAAGGACAGTGACGCCCGGAGTGCGTTCATTGACGAAGAGGGTCAGGTCGTGCCGATCCCGGACATGAACATCTACTACGTCAAGCAGGCCGAAGACATGGACGAGAAGGGCCAGCAGGACACGGAAGAGATCGAGTTCATCGCCTACCGGGACGGGAACCTGTACCTGACCGCCCAGCCGGACGTGTTGAAGGAAGCCGCCAGCACCTTGCAGGGGTTGGTGTACAAAGAGACGCCGTTCCAGGGCAACCCGACCGATCTGGTTCGGATCAGCCGGTGCGTGCCGTCGGCAGCAGAAGTCCTCATGAAGCAGTGCTAACCTATGGCAAGTAGTGACAGCCGCAAGGCGACGGAAGATTTAGTGAAGGGCTTTAAGGATGTGTTCTCTCGGTACACGAAGGGGACACGTCAGACGGCGTTTGACCGAATCTTCAGTGCAAAGGGGAAGGAAGAGATACATAGATTGGTAGACAACCCGTCCCGTTCGGTCGGGTTGTTCCGTAGCTTGATTACGTTCAAGGAGTGGTATGCTGCACAAGAGCTTCGGTGATTTCGTAGATAAGAAAAAGCGTGACGCCATGAAGCAACTGAAGCTCGTCGAGAAGTTGTTGCAGAAGGGCGGGTTCAAGGTTGAAGGGTTCTTGGCAGAGGACGCCGAGACGGAACCGTACATTTTTTGCTACAATCCACGTCGGCACGCCAGTTTCGACGGCGTGCGGATATATAAGATTGGCAACTCACTCGCCTTCCGCATCCAGCAGGAGGCAGAAACTCACCCCTACGGCAAGGCTTACCCGCTCAACATCGAAGAGATGTTTCAGGACTTTCTTTCGGACGACGGTGTAACCCAGCGGCAGGCAGCCGAGAAGTGCATCGAGGCCGTCAGCAAGGAACTCCGAATGTTCTTCGAGAAGAGTGAGGCGGCAGAGCGGGACGCCTACAAAGCCCAAGTGTTCGACCGGGACAACGGCGATGGCGACATCGGCATCAAGTCAACTGGTACGGATTACTCGGCCATGATCTATAATAAGTCATGAGAAACACCTGGGTATTGAAGCACCAGTTCCCCGTGGGAACGACGGTCGAAGTAGTTGGTGAAAGATTGTCCTTGTTCGGTTACGTCGGGGTGGTGGTGGATCACCACCGCTCAGGCTACATCGAAGTTCGTTTTGCAACGAGCGACATCGACGAGTTGTTTGCGGGCGACGAATGTATGCGTCCGCCGAACGACGACTTCATTTTCACGACTAATCAATTGAAGGTCTTAGTCAAATGGTGAGATATGGCCGGGCTATTTCAGGACTGGAACCCGTTCGAGCGGGTTGCCAGTAATCAGTTCGGCTTCCAGGCCAATACCCTCGGGCGGGGCAGTTTGATTGCGTTCCAATACCCGATCAGCCACGCCAGACGCCCGAACACCATCCACGACCCCTACCCGCTGCTCATCGTCACCGACATCTGGCCGCAGTACGTCCGGGGAGTGAACTTACACTACCTGACGTTTCCCTACATAAAACGTGTTCTGACTTCCAATTGTAACAACAGAACATTCTCTTATTACAACGTCCGGCCGGATAAATACTTGGCGAGTGCATTTCGCATGTACTACCGGACCGGCATGAGTCGGATTCGGGTGATGGATTGCCAGTTCCTTGTTCAACTACTGAACGGAATCCGGTCCTGGTCCGAGTCGGAGATCGAAAGGGTCCGGCTGGAAATCCGCCAGCAGATTCGCCAGCGGCTACAGGCTAAGGCGGACGAACTGGCGAACCTCAACAAGAGCCAGTACGAGCAGATGCGGAGGAAGGCCGCAGACATTCAGCAGGCCGTGCAGTCCGGTGCGTTGGACAACCTAACCACCCTGCCGTCAGCAAGGAACCCGGCGAACTTCAACACAGACGCAGGCCCGTTCGAGACGGGCGACATGACCCCGAATTTACCCGAAGGTACTGAGTGATCTCCGATAGCATCAGAAGTTACGTTGACGTGATGAACGGCGAGGAGTTGGCGAAAGCCCTCATGGCCGAAGTACGTCGTGACGCAGAGATTCGTGTTACCGACGACGACACTCACACCAAGCTCGACGACATCAAGCGTATTCTGGAAAATTGGGACAAGAACCTCACCAAAGAACTTAAGGAACTGTCCGATACGGTCGAACGCAACTTGAAGGAGTTGGCGAACCGTGTGCCGGGTGCTTCTACGTCTGCCGCCAAGACCAAGCCGCTCAATATGGGCAACCTCGCTGTGGTCATGGGCCGGACCTACAACGCCATCAACAACCTGAACAAGACACTCCTCGGCGGCATCAACATTAACATGTCGAAGGCCGTCGAACGTGCCCTCGCCGGGGGTGGCGGCGGTGGAGGGGGCGGCGGTGCCGGTCCTACTGGTGGTGGAGGAGGGGGCGGTGGCGGGGGTTCCTTGCCTGCTGCTCTCGGTGACGCCGGGGACGCAGAAGCGAAGCGGATGACGAAGATCACGGGCGTGTTGGTGGCGACGAACATGGTCGTCAACAAGGCTCTCGGGATGCTCTCCAGTGGCCTCCAGAAGATCGGCCTCGACTGGCAAAACACGTTCAAAGGCATCGGGGACGGGGTAAAGTTCACTCAAGACATGCGTATGTTCGCCTACGAAACGCAGGGTGCGGGCGTGGCGATGACGAACATGGAGCGTGAGTACATCAACCTCGCCAACGTGGCAAGAGAAACGGGCCAGGAGTGGGGCAAGGCCGCAACCCTGTACCGGAAGGAAATGCAGCGTGGCTTGACCACGGAAGTCGTGGCCGGACGGGTGCATCAACGGACCGCCCAAGATGCGATGAGATTGACTAAGAACAGCTTGCGTACCGCCAACATGATCGGTGCGTCCGCCGAAGGTACGGCCGAGTTGTTCAGCGAGTGGAACCGGCACCTGGGGTTGACCAACGAGCAGTTGAGCTTCGTGGGTCGTGAAATGGAACAGGTTGCCCGGAACAGCGGCGTGACCGGCGACGAACTGTTGCAGGCCACGAAGGCTGCGTCCGTTCTCGTTAAGGAAGTCCGAAACTTCGCCGGTATCAGCCAGCAGGCTATGGCCCAGATCATTCAGACCCAGACTTCGTTGCAGAAGTTCGGTGCTGAAGACATCGGGGCACGGTTCAACCAAGCTATGTCCCAGGGTGTTCGTACTCTCGCACAGGCCGAGCCAGCCATCGCAAGCATCATCGCCGAGTCGGCACAGCGGGCGGGTCAGAGCATGACCGGCTCGATGTTGACGGGCGGACAGCAGCAGCGGCGGATGCAGCAAGAGATCATGCGGACCCTGCGAGGGCGTTTGGCTTCCATCGGTCTTGGCGGCGTAGACCCATCTCAGTTGCTTGACCGACTCCAGCAGATGCGTGACGCCGGTCAGGACACGGGCGTTCTTGAACAACAGATTCGGAACGTCACGGGTATGGGTGCCGGTGAACTTCAGAACTTGTACAAGGCGTACCAAGAATCCTCCATGTCGTTCGGCGACCGGATGAGAGGGTTCGAGGAACGCATCAACCGGGCCACAACCCCAGAAGGTCGTCAGCTTGCCGAGCGGCAGCGTGACACGTTCGTTCAGACCGACCGTCGGCAGCAGGCGTCTCAGTTGACCGACCTGCTCAGCAGTCGTGGCAACTTGGGGCAGGCGTTGGAACAGTTCAACCAGCGGATGCGGCGGGAAGGCCGTGCCGACGCACAGCTACAAGGCCCGGAAGCGGCAGCGAGACTTATTCAACAAAGCGTCGGCGACCTTGCCAACAGAAGCCGGGCGTCCGGTGTCGATTTCAACGCCGCACTACGCCGACGTGGTTTGACGCAGGAAGGGTTGCAGCGTGGGTTGCTTGACCCGGCGTCGGCCCGTGAATTCGGTGCGATCTTGCAGGAGGTTGAGAACGAGGTAATGACCCAGGAACGGGCCAACCAAGACCCGGTGGCGAAGGCCAACCTGGAGTTGAAGAAGGTTAACGAAATGTTGACCCAGGCCGTGACACGGCTTTATACGGCGTTTGCATCCTTCGAACTCATCATGGGTGCGGCTGTTGCACTGATGGCGGCTAAGGCGGGCATGGGCCTGTTGAGCCTGCCGACGGGTCTGCTCGGCCGTGGCGGAAGAATGCTTGGCGGTTTGGGTCGTGGTGCCGGTCGCATGTTGGGTATCGGCGGACGTGCAGGTGCCACCGTTGCTGCCGAAGCCGGGACTGCCGCAGCCGGTCAAGTTGCCGGGCGTGCCGCTGGTGCAGCCGCAGGTCGGGCCGGTGGTGCTGTTGCTGGACGTGCTGCCGGTGCAGCCGCTCCGGGTCTACTCGGACGGGCTGGTGCGGGCCTCGCAGGTATGGCGGGTCGTGCCGGTGCCGGTCTTATGGGTGCAGGCCGGGCAGTCGGCGGCGTTGCAATGCGTGCCGGTGGTGCTGTCGCTCGTGTTGCTGGCGGCGTCGGTAGCCGTGTGCTGGGTGCGATGGGTGTTAAGGCACTCGCCGGGGCCGGTGCTAAGGTCGCAGGTCTTGCTCTTGGTGCAAGCAACCCGATTGGCTGGGTCGTTACCCTCGCTACGGCGTTGGGCGGCGGCTTCGTCAACGCTATGGAAGCGGCAAGCAAAGCTACCGAAATCTTCAACGTTCGGCAGGAAGAACTCACCTACACGCAGAAGGCGGCTGCCAAGTCGGCTGGCTTCTTGACGGGTATTCTGGACTTCATCACGTTCGGTATCTTCTCCGAGTACATCGGGCCGACGGGCACATGGACCGTGGCCCTCGCCAAGTTCTTCGACAAGTTCTGGCCGCTCGCCCTGCTGGGTGACATGTTGCTCAAGCCGTTCGAAGTGTTGTGGGCGGTCATCAAGGGTATCGGTCTGGGCATTTGGGAATACTGGAAGGGTCTGTGGGACGGCTTCAACGCTGTCTGGGAGCCGATCAACGAAGCCTTCCAGATGTTCAAGACGGAAGTCCTCGTGCCGATCAGCGGGGCGTTCGACGAAGTGTTCGGTGCCGGTGCTTCGACCTTCGACATTATGCAAGGTATTTCCGACGCCCTCAAGTGGGTCGGCAAACAGTTCGGTGACTTCGCACGCTGGATCGGTAAGGGTCTGGGGGATGCGATCCGCTTCCTGATGCCGTTCATCAAGACAACGGCTCAGTGGATCGCAGGCTTCCTCGTGCCTGCATTGAAGGGCGTGTTTGTCTTCTTCAAGGGGCTGTGGCAGGTGTTGTCGGGTATCTTCACCCTGGACGGCAGCAAGATTTGGGAGGGATTGACAAACATCTTCAAGAACTCTGGCGAGTTGTTCGGCAAGGCCATCAAGGCGTTCTTCAGCTTGTTCATTCAGGGCATACCGCTCGTGGTGAACTGGATCGTGAACGGCTTGAAGCAGGCGTTCAACTGGCTGATCTTCGAGTTGCCTAAGTATCTCGCACAGGGCTTCATGTGGCTTGTGACGGGTATCGGGGAGTTGTTGGTGCAGGGCTTCAACTGGCTCGTTACCGACCTGCCCAATTTGGTATCTGGAGCATTCCAGTGGGCTATTGACCAAGTGCCTCAAGCAATTTGGGACGCACTCGGGGCGGGCTTCAACTGGATCACTACGGACCTGCCGAGAATCTTGCAGGAGACGTTCCAGAAGGTCATGGACTTCATCCTCAGCCTCATTCCGGGCGGACAGCGAGTTGCGGAAGCGGCGGGCGGCGTAAGCGACATCATGAACGGAGACGTTCTCACGGGCGGGCGGAAGATTCTGAGTGCCGGAGCCGGGCTGGCAGCCGACGCTGCGAACACCGTCACGAACAACGCTGTCACTCGTGCCCTGGGCATCGACTTTGAGTTGTTCGACATCGGGTCGATGGGCATTCTGCAAGACGGTTTGGCGTTCCTGCACCGTGGCGAAATGGTCGTCCCGGAAGAGGACGCACAGGCATTGCAAGGCAAGGCCACGAGCCGTGGTGCCTTCAACGGCGGTCGGGTGTTCGGCGGCTTCGCTCGCAGCCTCGGCTTAGGTTTGTTCGGTAACGAACAGGGCGGCGAGGCCATGACGAGTGGCCTGGACTCGTTCATTACAACGCTAACTGCTCCGGTTTCGTCCATCGTGGACGGCATCGGCAGCATGTTCGGGTTCGGCGGCGGACGCCGTGAAGAACAACCGGCACAGGGCGGCGGTGGCACTGGCGGTGCTACCGGCGGCTCGTGGTGGGATCGCATGTTGAACATGGTCGGCGTGAGAACGCCGCAGCCTGCCGCTGCCGTACAGCCGGAGCCACGTCGTAAGACCGTCGAAGAATTCCTCGGCGAGATCGCCTCGAACGGGGCGGAAACGAACCGTCTGTTGCAACAGCAGGCCAGCGTCGTGAACAGCGGCTTGTTCGACAACACGCAGGTGTCGGAGGCGATCTACGAGACGAGCGAGCAGGCCAACAAGGAGTTCTCGAACATGTTCGGGGAAGTCAACAGTGACGCCCTCGAATCGGTCATCATTGAAGCACAAGAAGTCCTCCTCGGCGACTTCGAGTTCCCGGAGATGGAATTCGAGATGCCCGAACCGCCGGGAGTCGTGGACGGTATCTTGGCGAGCGTGCAGGACATGGGTCTGTTCGCCCGTAACACCGTGACGGAAGCCCTGGACACGGTGAACAGCGAGACGATCCAACAGGGGTCGTTGTGGGAAAACGCCGTCAGCATGTTCGACCGGATGTGGAACAGTTCTGAAACCGACCCGTCCCGTAACAACGGCAACCAGCCGACGTTCTGGGACCGGGCGACTCAGGTCTGGGACCAACTGACCGGCCGTACCGAGCGGGCAGCCTCGAACCCGGTGGAAACCGGCTTGTTCGCTGCGTCGAACGTGCGGGAGTCGTTCTTCGAGTCGATGCGAAACGGGATCAGCAACAGCCCGATTGGGGCGTTGGCTGACATGTTCGGCTTCGGCCCGACCGGCGGCACGGGCACCAACGCCACCACTAACAACAACAGCACGGCGTCGGCCGGTAGCGGGTTGTATTACAACAATCAGAGCGAGTACCAGGAAGCGACTACGCAGGGCAACGCTTCTAGCGGCACGACGAATAACTACATTAACCAGTCACGCCGGGTGCGTGGTCTGCCGGTCCGGGGACGTGTTTCCTCGAACCTGCTGGCTTCCTCCGGGGACGTTGAGGAATACATCCTCCAGCGTCAGTTGCTCGACCAGCCGAGCGGCGGTAGCGGCGGCGGGATGGCTCTGCCGATCCTCGAACGGATTGCCGAAGCCGTTGAGAGCGGTCGCCTAGACGAGATCATCAACCTGCTCACGGCCATCCGTGACAAGGACACGAATGTTCTGGTTGCTGCCGGTGGCAGCAGTCCTGGCGGCGGTGCCCCGAGCGTCGAGAACTCCGGCCTGCGTGACGGCTACAACAAGTCGTGGCTGAACGGCGACTGGACGCACTTGGCCGACATGTCCTACAGCGACAACGCTAACATCCTCGGCACGTCCCGTGGTTAAGACTAAGGAGTAATATGCCAAAGGCAACAACTCCACTCGGGCAGATGCGGCAACTTGAAAAGTGCTACATCGACATTCCGGGTGCGATCAAGATTACGTTCACCAACCTGCCCGACTTGAGTGATTCCAAGTCGGTCGTGTACAACGGCGAGGGCATCATCGGCCGGTCCTCGCCGCTCCACACCTACTCGCACTCCGACACCCGCAGCCTCTCGATCCAGTTGCACTTCTTTGTTCTGGAAGAACAGGACATCCAGCGTAACTTCCAGGCGTTGCGGGCCATCCAGAGTGCCGCCTACCCCCGGCCGGGGACGGGCGGTGCCCCGTTCCTCCCGCCGGTGATCTGTAAAGTCCGGTGCGGCGACCTGTTGGCGACGGAAGACCTGTGCTGCACGTTGCAGCAGTACAGCGTGAAGTTCCCGACGGACGTGGCCTGGGACGAGGAAACCTACCTGCCTTACAAATTCGACGTTGATACGACTTGGCAGGTTGTATATTCCTCTTCCGAGCTACCTTATAACAACCGAATCTTCCAGTCAGGTAGGTAAACATGACAGTCCCCATCCAAGTGACCGACATCCGTGCCGAAACCCTCGTCACGGGGTCGAGTCGGTATGCCACACGCAAGGTGATCTACTACGGCGAACAGAAGTTCATCACGTTCGACACCTACATCCGAACCAAGTACGAGCCGGATGGTAAAGAAAAGATCATGGTCATCAACAAGGGTGTTGAGTTCCGCCCGGACTTGGTTTCTTACGACTTCTACGGGTCCGTTGACTACTGGTGGAAGATCATGGAAGCCAACAACATCAAAGACATCTACGACTTCAAAGCGGGTCGTACCATCCTCCTTCCCCATTTGTTCTAAGAGATTATGTCAGGAGCCTGTAATTTAGCAACCGATTGCATCAAGCGTCCGCCCGAGGGGCACACGCTTTCGCCGTTCGTCCGCATCAAGTTCAAGGTGTCGGGCATCGAGATCAGCGTGGGCAACGACTCCGCTCCGTCCATCGAGAACCGTGCCTGCATCAAGGACTTCGAGTTCGGGCACGGCAACGGGTTCGAGTGCCGTGTTACGATTCACGATGACTTCGGCGGCTCGTTCACGAAGTTCATGGAAGACATTCTGAAGGACGCCAAGTGCGCCACGCCCGCCGGTGGCGTGACGATGGAGGTTGACTTCGGGTGGATCAACTCGCTGTGCGGCGGGGGCGGCGGCATCGTCGAGAAATCTCCGAAATATCACATGATGTGCATGGACATCGTGTGTAACTTCGCCGGTGGTAAGTTCATGTTCGAGGTTACGGGCAAGGACATTACCGCCGTGGCTGCCGACGCCAAGTTCACGAAGATTTACGGCGGCGAGGGCGATCAGGCCGAGTTCTTGACTGAGGCTATCAAGAAGATGTTCAAGGAGGGACCGACTGAACCCATCGTGGCGGACGTGAAGTTCCTCCGGGTGGGTAGCGGGTCGTGCGGCGGCAGCCCCGAGCCGTGCGGGTTCGATAAGTTCGACAACGGCGACCGGATGAGGGGGCCGAAGGGCAAGTGGGAGGCCAACAACGTAGACAAGATCACGGCCGCACTGAACTGGCTGAAGGACTACAACACGGACCGGAAGAAGGGCTGGATTCCCGCCTACAACTCCGAGGCCGAGGGCGGCGAGATGATCTTCTGGGAAGACACGAAGCCGAACTGCGGCGAGACGCTGGATTGGGAAGGCCGGATGTTGGGTGCCTACGTCATCAACGGCGGGCAGTACAGCAAGGTCGTCGAGTTCAACCCGAAGATCAAGTGGAACTTCTCTTCACTGACGAACGCCGGTGGTAGCATGGGTGAAGCCCAGACCAGCGGCAACCCGGACACGGGCGGTCGCAACGAGGGCATCTACGACTGCGAATCTTTGCGTCGTGAACGACTCGGCGACACGGGTTCGCAAACAACTTCCGCCGCCGACGAGAACATGGTCAACCGGGAAGGCGGGCGGGCCAACATCGAAACCGAGCGGGCGCAAAGTAAGCAGCAGAAAGCCTTTAAGTTGGATCACTACCCCATCGAGGCGGACCTTGTGGTGGTAGGCGAGCCGACGCTGCTGCGGCCGAGTTTGTGTCTTTACCGCAATCTCTGGCTTATCTTCTTCAACCCTTTCTTTATTAACGGAGGGGGGCAGGGTAGGTGTGGGGACTGGTTGTCGGTCCCGCCGCCGGGCTGTAACCCCATCTTGAGTAACAAGGCTTGGTTGATTAAGCAGGTGGTTCACCGAATCACCGGGGACGGGAAGTTCACCACCAACTTCCAGGTCTTCTTGACAGGCCCAGGCGTTGACACGAACGTGGGCGAGCCGGTGGGTGGATTGGGATCGGGCGGCTGGGTGCCGCCTGCGAATTGCTAATGAGGATAGATGACTCAACAACAGAACGTGAGCCTGGGCAGTTACATCGACGCCCTGCATACAAAGATTACGCAACTGGAGGCAACGGTTAACGAGATGGCGGTGGACGTGAAGTCTGCCCGCCGCACCAAGTTCCCGAAGAAGACCCAATCTCCGTCGTTGCACAATATGTCCCGTGCCCTGTGCGTGTCCACCCTGGACCCGCTGAAGGAGAACCGGGTCCGCTTCTACCACCCCGTTTTACACTCCCCGGACACGCCGATCAAGTCCCTGCCGTTCGCCAAGCCCGTCAGCACGATGGGCGGGTTCGACGACTGCGGCTTGAATTGGGTGCCGCCGCCGGGATCGACCATCTGCATGTTGTTTGAGAACGGCGTCCGGTCGCAGCCGTACTACATCGGGACGATGTGGCACCGGGACCGTGGGCCGGGCGGGAGCAAGTTCGGCTTCCCGGTTCAGGAATACTATCAGGTCTACAGCGGCCACCGGAAGGGCTACCTCGTCGGCCCGAACGACGAGTCCCAGGTTCTCCCGCCGTGGAACACCGAGTCGTACAACGGCAAGGACTTCAACTCCCTGCGTGAGTTCGTGAACAACTCCGAGGAGCAACGCCGCCTCACATACCCGAACATCTACGGGTTCAAGACGCCTGAAAAACACATGCTGAAGATGGTGGACGGTGACGCCAAGTGTAACCGCCGCTGGAAACGTATCGAGATCATGTCCGGTTGCGGCAACTGGATGATCTTCAAGGACGATCACATCCACTACGGCGGGCAGTGGTCCCACCCGAGTTGTCCGCCGACCCCCGGCGGTAGCGACCTGGGGCCGTGTTCGGAAAACCAGGGGGCGTTGCCGTACTTCACCGACCCGCACGGCAAACCGATTGAAAAAGAGGACAACTGCGACGACCCGATCCTGGGCGGGCACCCGAGTACGCCCGACCCGAACTCGAAGTATTACAAGTCGCAGAAGGGTGCCAACAAATACTTCAAGCACCAGAACGAGTGCCGCCCGTACCGTGGGCCGGGTACGCCGCAGAACAACAAGTGCGACCTGCCGCAGTCGGGTGTGCAGATTCTCTCGATTGGCGGGCACACGATGGTGTTCGACGACTCGGTTGAGGAACCCCGTGGCAAGCCGATCTGGGAGCGGTCGATGGATCAGTTCGACTTCGGCTGCACGGACAAGTTCGAGGGCCGGATGTACATCAAGTCGGCCACGGGTCACGCCTTCATCATGAACGATAAGGAGGAGGACACGGGCCTGCGTGGGAAGGACAACTACATCCGTTTGCAGACGGCGACGGGCAACAAGATCGAGATGAACGACGAGACGATTGGCTCGCCGGGGTGCATCCCGTGTCCGCCGAACTACGCTGGTGAGAACCGTGGTATTCACCTTCAGTCCACGAGCAACCACCAGATCAACATGGTTGACCACATGAACAAGCAGTGCGGCCCGTGCCGCACCGAGGGTGGCACGCCGCAGGCGAAGGCGACGAAGGCGTACATTCAGATTCGGTCCGGGTACGGGCTGGAGATGCGGTACAACGACGACAACAGCCAGGAGGAGACGCAGAACCAGTGGATTCAGATCACGCACCCGCAGTGCGTGGACCCGCAGAACGACCCGAAATGTAACCGGGAGCGTGGGCCGCACTTCCTGCGGTTCCAGGGTCGGCCGCAGGGCCAGCCGGGCGTTGTTATGCTACGGGCCGGTGGTCACGCCATCCGACAGACGTATGACATGGACATTGTTTTGGTCGGGGATAAAGATAAGAACCCGTCCGACAAGTTTACATATGTTTCTAAGCGGCACATTCGGGCGACGGAGGAAACTGACTTCCGGTATGCCGGTGATCTACATATTCTCTTTGCCGAGAAGTACATATTGCTGATGGCCGGTCGGGACTGCCCGCCGCCTGCTGGCAAGAAGTGTTGTGGTCCCTGCCTTTACCCGGTCATTCTCGGCCGGTGCCCGGTCATCTGTCCTCTCACCGGCATTGTTCACTGGACCGAGATGGCTATGAGCGAGCGTGTGTTCGCCTCCGGTTACATGGCACCGCCGTGTCCGCCTGCTCCTGGTTGCTCGGGTCCGGGAGCCAAGAAGGGCTGCAAGGAGGATGACGAGCAGACGCAGGACATTGACACGGGCAACGGCTCGGTCACTGTCGGCGGCGGCTTGAACTTTAACGCCACCGGAGGCCCGACCTTATGACAACGAAACCGAAGTTCATCGGGTGCCAGTACCCGTTGATGAAGACGCCTCGGGGCATCATGGCCCAGAAGAACGGCGTTGACCAGATCAAGGCCGACATGCTCCAACTCCTGCTCACCAACCCCGGCGAGCGGGTGATGTTGGCTGACTACGGTGTGCCGTTGCGGAAGCTGATCTTCGAGCCGAACGACGTTGGGCTGGAGATTCAGGCCCGGAACATGATCGCCGAAGCTATTACTAAATGGGAGCCACGGGTTGTTCTGCAACAGGTTCAGGTGAGTTCGGTCGTCGATATCGGCGACCTCGCCCCGGACGACCCCCGTGAAGACACGCCGCACGTCTTGTCGATCAAGATATTGTTCTACGACCCGCAGAACATTACGGAAGTGCAGGAATTGAAACTCGAAGTGCCACTAGGGAGCGTCTAATGCAAGCAGGATGTCCGGTAGTAGTCGTACCTTACGACCAGAGTAGGTTAATCAAGAATCCGAACTTGGTGTCCATCAACTACACCAACCAGGACTTCTGGTCGATGAAGGCACGCCTTGTGGACTACATCAAGGAGAAGTTTGCGGACGATTTCAATGACTTCGTTGAGTCGTCCATCGCCATCATGTTGATCGAGAATTGGGCGTATATCGCAGACACGCTCTCGTTCAAGATCGACCAGATCGCAAACGAAATCTTCATCGATACCGTCAGTGAAACCGACAACGCCTTCCGCCTGTCGCAACTCGTCGGGTTCAAGCCGACCCCGCCGATTGCGGCCCGGAGCTTGTGGAGCGCCACGTCCACCCAGGTTCTCGAAACGGACCTGACCATCGACGTGCCGGTAGCCATCGACATCACGACCGAAGTCGGTGCCCGGACCATCGAGCTTTTCGCCGCCGACAGCAACAACAACCCGATCTTTAACGAGCCGATCATCATCCCGGCCGGGAGCTTCATTAACACGTCCATCGTGGGCGTCGAGGGGCAGACCCGTGAGCAGATCGAACGGGGCGACGGGTCGATCAACCAGTTCTACCAGTTGGGCTTCGGCCCGGTGATCTGGAACTCGATCCGGGTGTACGTTGACGGGGTGCCGTGGGAGCAGGTGGATTACTTCACCGATTCGCAACCCCGGCGGGAGTTCCGGGTGGAATATGACCCGGATTACAACGCATTCATCTTGTTTGGAAACAACCGGGCGGGTATGATCCCGTCTAACAACTCCGAGATTCGGATTCTGTACCGGACGGGCGGTGGCGTGGCCGGTAACATCGTGACCGGATCGGTGGAATTGCAGAGAAACTTCGTCCTTCCTGGGTTCGATTTGCGTATCCCGGTGACGTTCCGAAACTATACTAAGGGTGAGTTCGGGTACGCTGGCGACGGCATCGAAGACATTAAGAGAAAGCTGCCGCCGTACCTCAGAACGCAGAACCGCTGCGTGACGGGCGACGACTACCAGACGTTCGCCAACCAGTTCGTGACGCCGTACAACGGCCAGATCGGCAAGGCGACGGCGGTGTTGAGAAACTACGGGTGTGCGGCGAACATCGTTGACATCTACGTTCTGGCCCGATCCGAGGAAGACCAGTTGGTCGAGGCCGGGAACGAACTGAAGCGGGCGTTGAGCGATGCCCTCAGTGAAGTCAAGATGTTCACCGATTACGTCTGCATCAAGGACGGGTCGGTCATCGAGGTTGACGTGCAGATCGACCTGACGATGGACAAGTTCTATAAGAAGTTCGAGGACGAGTTTAAGCAGCGGGTGACGAACCGGCTGGTGACGTTCTTCTCACTGAACAATTGGGACTACAGCCAATCGCTGAAGGCCATTGACATTGTGAAGGAAGTGTCCGACATCAAAGAGATCAGGACGGTGGACGTGAACCTCGTGACGGACGACGAGGACAACTCCGGGCAGTTGGTGGTGGCTCAGTTCTACCAAATCATCCGTCCCCAGGTGGTCGAAGTTAACTTCATCTACGAGTGAGAATGGCTGAGAAGAACTACAATGACAATCCAAGAGTAACCGACACGGTTGTCTTCGATTTTACAACTCCCGACGCAGAAGGGTGCCTCACGTCCGATCCGTACAAGGTGGATCGGCTGGTGGTCTACTACGTCGAGCGGAACTTCCTCGGCAACAACTTCGGCGAATACGAACAAGTAAAATACAACGACACGCTCCTGTCTCAGACCCTTGCGGCCGAGCAGTTGGCGTGTACCGCACCTACCCCGGCGAACATTTTCGCTGCCCAGCAGCTAAGAAACGAATTGGAGTCGAAAGCTCAACGGAACCAGTTCTTCTTCAAGGATGCCGTGCCGGTAGAAACCGTTGGGACTCCACTTAACCCGGCGTGGCTCTCGTCTGACGAGGCCAACGCCCAAATCGAACACGTCACTGAAGATGAGGATGGGAACCCTCAGTTCGGCCGGTTCCGATTTAAGTGGATGCCCAACGGCTCCGTGCGGGAAGGCGACTACTTCATCTGTTGGACGTGGACCCCACTGCCAGCGGGTGACAGCCTTTCCGCACACGAATCATTCAGTATGTTGGGCGACCCTCGGGCCGTCATCACCATCCCGTCCCACATCACCCCGGAAGAGAAGTACGAGGTTCTGTTAGAACGCTACCTGCCGGAGATGTACAAGAACTATCTGGCGGACAAGGACATCACGCCCGAGACGACCGACAAGCTCAACCGGGCGGTGGCGAAGGGCTTCAAGTACCTGGAAGACTTGGCGAACCAGATCATCGACCTGTACGACGCCAACGCCCTCCATGAGAGCCTGTTGATCTACCTGTCGAACCTGTTCAACCTCAAGCTGAAGTCCGACGACCCGACCCTGTGGCGGCGTCAGATCAAGGAGGCGATCACCCTGTTCAAGAAGAAGGGGACGCTCCAGGGCTTGCGGGATGCGTTCGCCCAGGCGGGGATGAAGCTCGAAAAACTGACTCAACTGTGGCAGGTGGTTTCGCCTTACACCTGGGTGGAGTCGTTCCGTGTTAAAGACAGCCCGGTGTTCACCCTGAGCAAGCGGGCACTGCCGGTTGACCCGGACAACTTCGGCCTGTGGATTCGGCGGGAGGGCGACGGCGTTTACCAAGAAGTGCAGAGCGACTGCGTGATCTTCGAGGATACCGATTGCAACTTCGCCACCCGGATGACCTGGGTTGGGGACGAACTGTCGTCGAACCCGATCAGCCTGTTCGAAGGCGACATCATCAAAGTGATGTACAAGTACAAGGAAGTCCCGGCCGGGCAGCAGTCCATCGAGAACTACATCCGTTCTCTGGAGTTGGCCGACGAGCGGGACGAGGTAGACCAGGAGTTCCCGCCGAAGAACTGGAACGTGAGAGTGATTGAGGAAGATGACCCGCTGTTCAGCGTGGTCGTCCCGGTCCGCCACCCGTTCCACGAGGCGTTGGTGTTCGGGTGGATTCGCACGGAATTCCCGTACTCCGAAAACGTCTATAACATGGAAGAATATAACGGTTCGACCCGTGAGACGGGCGACCCGTGTTTGATTGACAAGTCGTTCACCGACCCGTGCGGGGCGTGTATCGGCAGCAAGTTTAACATCGACGTGTCGGTGGAGTCGCTGAGCGACGACCGGCTGAGCGAAGTCCGGGACATCATCCGGGAGTACACGCCGTTCCACGCCCAGGTTCACCGCATCAACTTCTACGGCTCGGTCAACGAGTTCGTGCCGCCGCCGGTGGAAACCATCGAATGCCTCGTGACCTACCGTGTCACAGACATCGTTCTGTCGGGTAACTCCAACCCATTCTTCACCCGCATCATGCCGGACGGCTGGAACCTGGAAACTCTCGGCGTGGCCCGTGACGCCCTGGCCGAGAACACGCTTGTTGTTAGTGAAACTTCCGGTATTGGCTACAACCCACGGATTGCGGTCGTCACGCCGAACGTGAACCTTCAGAAGATCGGGTTGAACCTAGCGAAACACGTCTTCGAGGTACTGTCCCCGTCGTCGAACGCCGGGTCGTACACAATCAGCAATCCGATCATGGAGACGGCGACGGTGGACGGCGGGGTGAGCGAGCCGATCAACGAGGCCATGTTCACCTTCCAGTTGTCTAACATCACCTACGACAACAGCCAGACGATCATCACCCAGGACGACAAGTTCAGCTTCACGTCCGACTCGGTTGACTTTGTATCGCTCGGCGTGAAGACGTTGTGGGACGTGGACAACACCCCGAACTACACGGGCGGGTCGTGGAAGGTGTCGATCCCGGCCTATGACGCCACGCCGTATGAGATTAAAGAAATCGTCGAGGGCGTGCTGATCCTGGCCGACCCGAACCGGACGCTGCCGACGACGGCCACTTCGAGCATCACGTTCGAGTTGTTGGATGACACGGACGTGACACGGGGCAGTGCCGTGGACGGCAGTCTGGAAGTCGAACGGTACGGTCGGGTGGACTTGAACGACACGGCCATCGTGGACATCCGGGAGTTCGTGCAGGTGAACGACAAGTTCATCTACAACAACTTCGAGTACCGGGTGAGCGGGCTGGACGATCAGGAATTCATCATCGAAGACTATGTTGATGGTGATGTCAGCGGGGCGACCGTCGAGATTCGGCGGCGGCTGGTTGAGAATGACATCGGCTTCTTCGGCTACGCCGGGTTGAAGCTCCAGACGGCGGTTGACTACGAGAACTCGTTGGGGATTCTGAACGGCGAGAACGGCCCGGAAGACGAGGACGAGATCACTGACAACAGCCAGTTCAAAGAGAACTTTCTGGTGAAGATCGGGGACGACTACTACAAGATCGTCGCCATCAACGCCACGGACATCACGCTGGACGGGCCGTCGAACGACTGGATGACGCTGGATGCGGGCGGGACGCTCGTCAACTTCTCGATCCACCAGTTCGTTGAGACGCCCGTCGCTACCTCGTTCATGGTGTTCGATCAGATCGACCGGCGGGGGCGTGACACGGTGGTGCGGGAAACCTTCTCGACCGTCACCGAGGATACCGAAGTGGTGGCGTTCGCCACGGGGGAAGAACCCCGGCCGACCGGCTTCTTCGATAAGGTCGAGCAGAGCGAGAAGGTGAGTTACACAATCGAGTATAAGAGTGGCAAGAAGTCCACCGGAGAAGTATGAAACTTGAATCAAGAGTAGATGTATACGGTCACGTCTTTGGCGTGATCGATTACAAAGACGGACGGAGCGAGAGGTTCGACTTCCCCAACACGATCCTTCGTGGTGGGCGTCGTGCCCTGGCCCTGGGCCTCGCCAATCAGGTCGGGGACGCCTTCGAGTTCTACGTCACCCGCATGATGTTCGGGGACGGCGGGACGTTCAACGGCGTGAAGAAGTTTGTGAACGCCGACCGGAATGGGTTGTTCGGCGTTACCCGGCTGTCGAAGCCGGTGATTGCAAACATCGACATCAACGTGCCGACGCAGGTCATCTTTACCTCGGTCATCACGTTCGACGAGGCGGTTGGCGTCGTCCTGAACGAGATGGCCTTGCAGATGGCGACCGGCGACTTGTACAGCATGGTGACGTTCCCGGACTTGAGCAAGACTGAGGAAATGCAGATCACCTGGAACTGGCACATCTCTTACAGCTAAAAGGTAACATGAAGACTGTTGAAGAATGGATTGCGAAGTGGAATGAGACTCGGCTGTTGACCAACCTGCCGGAAGAGAAAGTCAGGCCGACGGCCTGTGCGTTGTCCAACCAGATCGGCTACAACGAGCGGAGTCAATTCCTGCCTGCGTTCCAGCGGTTGTCCATCCCCATCCTGCGGCGGGTGTTCGGCGGGATGAAGGCTAAGAATGTGACATCCAAGTTGGTTGAGACGCCGACCAAGAGCCACGTCGTCAACCTAGACCCTTTCAACGTTACGGAACTACAGTATGACGGTCATGGTGGATACAACCTTGAGTTTGAGGCCCAGCGGACCGCCGAATACTGTGTCAAGCTCGCCGAGTACATCGACGAGTTGGCTTCGAAAGTTGATGAATTCGTCCTGCTCGGGATCGGGTGGAACGGATCAAACGTCGTCCTCTATACTGAATGAAGGAAAGATGAAGATTTACTTAGCAGACATCAAGCCGCAACTGCGGATCGCCTGGAAGAATGCCTTCAGGGGCGTAGAGAACGTCCAGGTGTACGAGCGGGGCATTGGCTCCATTCTCGACCTGGAGGTTGACGCCCTGGTCAGCCCGGCCAACAGCTTCGGGTTTATGGACGGCGGGATCGACGAGTTGTACTCGGAAACCCTCGGGTGGCATGTTTCGGAACGTTTGCAGGATCACATCGTCAAGGATTTCAACGGCGAGTTGCTGATCGGGCAGGCGACCATCGTGCCGACCGACCATGCGGTGTTCAAGTATTTGATCGCCGCCCCGACGATGCGGGTGCCGACCCGTCTGCCGGACAACACGGTGAACGTGTTCCTGGCGACTCGGGCGGCGTTGTTCCTGGCGGACAAGATGGCAAAGCGTGGGCTACTGACTTCCGTGGCGTTCCCCGGCTTGGGGACGGGCATCGGGGCGGTATCCCCGGAGAAGTGCGCACTCCAGATGCGTGCGGCTTACGATTGGGTGTTCAACAACGAACGCCCGGAGATGGAGTGGAAGAAGGTTCTCGACCACCACACCTACCTCTACACTGGACTTCGGGCAACTAACACTTGGGAGATGTCCGATAACGACCCAGACCCGGAACTCGGGTGGGAAGACGAACTAGAACAATAAGAAAGGACGAACATGGACATTTCGCATGTAATGATTGGTTTCGACAAGCTGGAGGAAGCCCTGGGTCTGCGGGGCTACGCAACCATCGTGGCTTGTAAGGAACACGAAAGTGGGCGGCACCTAATTATGCGTTTGATTTCAGAACATGCCCCGAGAGAAATAAATATCCAAGAAGGAGAGCCGCTGTCCAAACTTGGTGAAGCCTACCGACCGGTAGAAGTTGCCAAAGTGCATGTAGTGAAGGCTCCCGCCATCGAGTAAAAGGTGAAGAATGCCTCGTATTGAGCTAATCACAGTCCCGCTGTATAACCCGACTGATCCGTACCACTTTGAGTTTGACAACATTCCGTTAAAGAATATTTTGCGGCGACAGAATCTCATTAATCTGTCGTTAGATAATGTAATCGAGCAGATTCGGGACGCGATTGGCACACAAGGGAGCATAGCGAATCGGCTCAATCAGTCGATCAATGCCAACGGCAGTTTGAAAAAGGCTGCCGTTGACGAGGCACTTCACAGTATTGAAGAACACGAAGACACTGTAGATTATGTTCGGATGTTGCGGTCCGAGTCGGATAAGCTGGCGTTGGTGGCTGATGAGGCAACTAACACTTCTTTGGAAATTCAGCTTGACGAGAACGGGGTTGATGTCGTAACATTAGATAATGGTCCGGCGAGACTCGTGCCGAGCAACACGGTAACGTGGAGTGTCGAGTCCCCGAACAAGATCAGTGCAAATCTGACGTTCCCGGTCGAAGCCGCTCACCGGCACTACTACGATCAGGAACCAGTTCCCGTTGATCTCAACGAACCGGACTACATTAACTACAAGGTAAACACAGCTGGTACGCCGTTTGTTGAGGGTACCTTGCGTGTCTACATTAATGGCGTGCGTTTATCTGCCACGACTTCTATCTACGTCCCAGGTGCTTTGGTGAACGACCCCTGGACGCTGATGACCTATACGTC